CGAGTCCTCCGCAGCCTTGGTCGCCGCAGTCAGCGAAGCAAGAGCGGCGTCGGCCTTCTTCTTCAGTTCGCTGTAGTGCTCCGTCGTGGTGATCTTCTTCGGCGCGGTCGGCATGGTGGGACTCCCAGGGGCCGGGGCGTCAGCCATCGGCCGGGCGTTGTCTTGCGAGCAATATTTGTCGTGCATCCGCTTGGCCCACTCACCCATCTTCTCGGGGTCTTCGGGCTTGGCGTCCTCGTCGTAGGCCGGGGCAGCGCTGCCGGGCGTCGGCTCTTCGGGCGGCATATCGTCGAGGTTGTTCGTGTCGCCGGGCTTCGGTTCGGCGGGCGTCTCTTCGGCCGGCGTCTCGCCCTCGTCCGTCAGCGACCGCAGCCATTCGGCAATCGCGGGGTCCGGCATCTCCGGCGTGCAAACACTCGTGTCAACGCCCAGGTCGCCGAGCTGCTGAATCATTTCGTCGCGGTTCATTGATCTCGCCTTTTGCTCGGAAAAGCACCACGTCGCCCCCTGCACGCTGCGCGGCTCGCTGAACTGCGCTGCCGTTGATGGCACGAGCGAGGAAACCACGACCGTATATTTCGAGTCAAATTCGCTGTGCGGTTCGGGCATGGGCAATTCGTCGATCGACTTGCATTGCGGAATGTCGCCGCCCAGAAATGCCACGCGCCGAAGCATCTTCGTTTTTGTGCCGGCGCCTGGTAGACCCTCGGGGATGTCGTCGTAGACTTCGGCGGAAACGGTACGGTAGCGGCGGCCCTTGATGAGCCTCGCCACCTTCTGCGGCACGTCCGTGAAATTCATCTTGAGGACATTGATCGGCTTGCCGTCGGGATCGGTGCCCTTGCCAACGTAGGCTTTCGCGCCCCAGGCCGCGGCGGGCAGGTCGGAGCGCTCGAGATATTCCTGCGTCTCCTCATGACCGAGCACGGCAGGCACGCGCACCCACGGCTTTTTGCCCGCCGAGTAGCGGTTGAAGTTGATGGCCATGTCGTGCAGGTCGGCGAGGGAATATGGCTTGCCGCGGTGGGTGCCCTCGGGGAAGACCTCGACATCGCGGAGTTGGCTGCTGCCTTCGGAGAAGCGTTCGGCGTACAGGTGCCGACCGGTTGGCTTGCTGCGTGGAAACTTCTTTTCGAGTGCGTTCAGGGCGGCGTAGATTTTCTCCTGTTCCTTCACGGCGGTGGCGTAGGCTGCCGTTTTTTCACGTCCGAGAAACTGCGCGTCATCGCTGTTCTGCTTGATCTTGGTATTGCCGCTCTTCTGGGCATACTCGCCGAGATGGGCGACGTGTTCGCCGAGATCGCTGATGTGCTGAGCGTTGGCGTCGCGGGCATCGCGAAACGCCTGCTTGACCTTGCCCCACTCCTCGGATTGAAATGCCTCGGGCGGGAAGTAGTGTTTGGCGTTGGCGGCGTAGGCGCTAAAGCGTCCGTTCCAGCCCTTGTCATTGCGAGCGAGTGCGTTGTTCGTGTAGTGTTTGGCGTCGCTGACGACGTCTTCGGGGACGTACTCGCCCTTGACCATCTTGGCCAGCAGTACCGACATATTCTGGTGCTGCTGGTCGACAGCGTTCTTGGAATGCTCGAAAAGCGTCCCCTTCGGTAACTCCTTCGGGCCAGCGGCAGGCGTGGCAGAGGTTGCGGCCGGCGTCGGAGTCGGCGTCGATCCGCTCCCCTCATCCGGGCACGGCCCCGGCTTGTGCTCGTTCGGCCCGTGGTCGCAGTAGCGTTGTTCGGCGTGCTGGCCACCTTCGCTTTTCAGTGCGGCACGCATCGCCGCCTTGTGCGTCTCGTAGGCGTTCTGATGTGCTTTGTGCAATGCGTCGTGGGCGTTCGTGCGGCGAAGAAGATCGGCAGCCAGGGCTACCGTCTCGGGATCCTTGCGCCCCATCGTCTTCGTGTAATGGACGCCGGCTTCGTCGCCTTCTTTCCAGTGGGCTTCCTGTGCCGCCCGATGGCGCCTGGCAGCCATCCGGTGATCGGCGGCAGATCCAGAAGCGTTCGCTTTGGCACTGGCTTCCACCGCTGCCCTTGTTGCAGTATTCGCTCTCTCGGTGCCCTTGTGTCCGCCGGGGACTGTCTCGAAAGATCCCCCACCCTCGTCCGGGCACGGTCCCGGCTTGTGAGCGTTCGGCCCGTGGTCGCAGTACCGCTCGACGTACTTGCCCCAGCCGTGCTCCATCATGTAGGCGCTGCGTTCAGCGTGGGACGATGGATAAGCAGGTGGTTGCCAGACGGCGAACGTCTTATCGTTGCCGCGTTTGGATGTCGTTAGCGTCCAACCACGACGGCGGAAAATCTTCTCGTACAAAGCGGCTCGCTTCGGCTCGGCCTTGTAGGACGCCGGCGTCTTTGCCGTTTCCAGTTCGCCGAGAACACCGGATAGTTTGCGCATCAGGTCAATGGTGCCGGGCTGAAGTTTCTTGTTGTTTTTGTCGAAGTCCTGATCGCCTCCGGGGGTTTCTTGAAAGAAACCAATGTGCACGCCATTCGCTGGTCCGCCATATTTCTGGGACGATTCAAGAGAGATGTATCGGCCGTCACCGTTTGGTATGACTACTTCGTCCTTGCCCATGCTCTCGCTGCCGGGGAATTTGGCGGCGATGCTCTCAATGGCCTGTCCCGACGTTGCACACGGCCCCGGTTTTGCTTGCGGCGTTCCCGGTTCGCAATGCTGATCGACGTTCTGTTCGGGTTGCCGCTGGAGTACCTGCGCCAGCACGTCGAGCGCCGGTTTGCCTGCGTCGCCCATCGCCGCGAGTTGCAGAGCGGCGTGAATGATGGCTTCGCGCCCCTCGACCTCGTTAGGATGTTCGTCAAAGCCCTTGAGGAGAGACGTCATCGTGTTGAAGAGAAAGCCCCGCGACGAGTCGAGCGAGAATCCTCCCGCAGTTTGCGGCGGTTCGCCGCCACGCTTAACAGTGCGGGTTGATGTCGATGACGTTGAGGCTGGCGGCGTACCCGTATCATAGCCGAGTCGTTTTCGTGTATCAGCAACTGACTCGGGCGCTGCCGACGTCTTCGATCCAGCCTTGACGGAAGTGATAGCCGCATCTGCGATCTTCTGGGCCAGTTCCGCCTTTTTGCCCGTCAACTTGCCGACGCCTCCAAGACGCGCATGAATGTCTTTCATCTGCGGAATGGTGAGCGAGGACAGGTCCGACACAACCGACGTCGTTGCCTCGGGCGTGATCGCGCTCGGATTGGACAGGACGTGTGCGATCGAGGCGTGAACGCTATCCGGCGTGGCCTTCGGCTTGCGGCGGGCGGCGGTTTTCTTCGCTGCCGGCCTGGTTGCACTGTCAGCCGGTTTTCCTGGCGTTGCTCCACCTGTTTTCGGACACGGGCCAGGCTTGCCCTTGTTTGTCCCTTCCTGGCAGAATTTCTCGACGTACTTGCCCCACCCGTGCTCCATCAGGTAAGCGCGGCGTTCGGCGGCCTTGGACAGCCCCGCTTTCGACAGGGCGATTGCCACCGCTTGCTTCTGCGGCTTTCCCGCAGCAACTTCTGTGCGGATGTTGCTGCTTACAGCGTCCCGGCTTGTCCCCGTGTCGAGTGGCATGGCCGCCACGATGCCACGCGGACGCGGGGGGCGTCAAAATGGAGGAAGGCCGGCGAGTTGCCCCGCCAGCCTGAGAAGTGATTGCCGTCGGCTCATTCCGGCCGATAGGCCAGATCGTTCGCCGTCACGCCGAGTGCTTCGGCGATCTTCAGCACGTTGGCGAAGGATGGGGCGGCGCCGTCATTGAGGTACGAGCCGAGCAGTTGACGCGACACGCCGCAGCGCTGAGCCAGTTCATAGACGCTGATGCCCTCTGCGTTCAGGACGGCGCGAAGGGCAGAGGCGAAGGATCGTTTAGGCGGCAAGGCGGCGCCTCATTTCCAGATGGGCCAGTTGCGCCGTCAGCTCCGCATAGCCGGGACAGTGCCGAACGTCTTGCTCGGCACCATCAGGGAAAGCGAAGCCGACGAACACGCCGCGGCCGCGCGGCTCAACGATGAGATCGCAATTGCTGCGCAAGCATCGGGCGAGGTCGGACTGGTCGCGCTCTTCCAACCAGTCGGTCAGCACACATCGCGGCGTCGCATCATCGGGAGCGTCGAGCATGGCGAGGAGAAAGGCGTCCATTTCAGTCATCCTTTCCCATGCCAGGGATCGACTCCGGGTGAGCATTGCCACGGTAGCCTGAGTTGCCCTTTGCCGGTTTCTGCTTCGGCGGCTTCGGTGCCTTCGACGCCAGTTCGCGGAGGTGGTTGCGGTGCCCATCGGTCGACTCTGATCGGACGGCGCGACCCTTTACCCCGTCCATATCGACGACCTGTTCATCCTTCGGGCCAGCCCCCGGCCAGAACTTCCAGACCGCCCCATCGGGAGCGATGACGAACGAACTGCCGTCGTCCAGATGGATACGTTCGCCGATCAGATTTGTCGGCTTCGTTTGCAGGACACCAGCCGGAAGTTCCATGTCATTCAGCCATTGATTGGCGTCCTTGGATCGTGCCGCCGGTTCAAGACCGATCTTTGTGGTTTCCACTTTCTTCGCCTCCGGTTCGGGTTTCGTTGCCACCGGAGGTATCGTATCATTCTTCGCAGTAGTAGTCAAGTCTGTTTTACTATCATTTGTCTTTTTATTCAGATTTGTTGCCGCCAACTTCGCCCGGATCTCCTTCCGCTTCTCCGGCGTCAGCAGTGCCCGGCTCGCCCGCTTCGCCTTCGGCAGATGCCCCGCGGCGATGGGCGGCTTCGCCCCGGCTGCCTGCGCCTGCTTCGTGGCCACGGCGTGCGCCCGCTGCTGAGCCGTGTGCAGCAAGCGAGCACGCGACAGGGCGAGGCTCGTCGCCTCGGTGCCGTGCTGCTCGTGGCGTGCCTGCGCTCTGCCGAGATTGTGTTTGGCGGCGTTCAGCCGCGCCCCGCTGGCGATGTGGGCATTGTGTACGCCCTTGGGACACGGGCCGGGGCGTTTGCTACCCGCCCCGCCGCAGAAGCGTTCGAGGTAGGCAGTCCAGCCCTCGCTCATCATGACGGCGCGTGCCTGCGGCTTGTTCATGACGTGCCCCTCACCACCAACCCGTATCTCCTGAACGGCATCCCCTCCGCGTCCCGGTCGCGCCACACCCGTGGCAGGTCGGCCTTCGCGATCTCCGCCGTCTCACCCGTGGCCGGATCCATGCAGTCGAGCGTACCGCGATGCCTACCTGTGAAGATTATCCAGTGCCCTGCTTCCTCGTCGGCCATTGCTGCCGCGTCCCCGTGCATCTGGACGCAGGCGATCACCGGTTGACCCATGATGATGGCCCGCTCCAGTTGCGGCGTGGTCATGCCGTGCAACGCCTCCACGTCGAGACCGAGCGAGCGCGCCCCGGCTTCCATCTGCTCGGGTGACGTGCCGGCTTCCTCCGTCGTGCCCAGCGTGCGGCTGACATCGGCCTCGTCCACGGTGCGATCGTAGCGGCTCAGCACGGCGACGAGGGCGGCAGGGCCACACGTCCACGGGCGATTCTGCTCGACGGCGGGGACGGGCGCCTCGGCGAACGACGCGAATCGCGTGCCCCGCGCTTGCAGGTCGGCCCAGGTGTGCTTGTCGATGGGAATTTGCACGCAGCGGCAGTTGAACACGCGCGGCCCGCGCACCTCGTCGAACGTGACGCTGTTCGGGAAATACTTGTCGAAGTGCTGTTCGTGGTCCTTGCCCTGTCGACCGTCACGAACTCCGCTGTACATCCAGGCCGGGAAGTAGTCGGCGACATCGGGGTCTTGCATCTCGCGAGTGACGCCTTCCGAAACGGCTTTCATCATGTTCGTTCGCACGATCATTTCTGCCCGCTGCGGATTGCGGGGACTCAGACCGGCCTCGTTGAGAATCTCGTCAACGCTCGGAACGACAGCCTTGTCGCCTCCCGTCGCCAGCGCGTTCGCGATGATCTCCTGAATACGTTCGAGCAACGACTCCTCGGTGATACCCGCAATGGTGAAGGCACTTTGGCCGATGTCGGTGGCAAAGTCCTGCGGATCAAGGTTGAGCGTTGGCACCAGCCTCTTGAAGTAACTGAGAGCCTCGATCGGCGCCATGGGATGAATGGGGCTGGCATCGTCGAAGACGCTGAACTGCTCGTCGTGCTTTTGCACCTTCTCCATGCGGAGACGAACCCGCGAACGGCCCAACAATTCGCCCGCCGCATTGGTGGCCCCGATTAAACGAGCTAATTGCTTTCGCTCCGCATCGTCGAACAGCCGCTTCGCCTTGCCCGCGTTGCCCTTCTCCAGCAATCGCTTGACCGCCGCGCCCGTCAGTTCGCCGAGCGTGGCCGTGCCGACGCGCAGCGACGTGCGGAGTAGTTCGGCGATCTTCGCGCCGTCCGGTCCCGCCGGAGCCACGTCAGCCGTTGAGGTAGGCAGCCCATCCGCTTTCGGAGAATCCGCGAAAGGGCGCGGCCGGAGCCTGCACCTCCTCCTTGCCGTTCACTGTCGTGGTCGCGTCCACGTCGGCGAACGGCAGACCGCCACCGGGCTGCTGGCCCTTGTCTCCAGTTGGAGACGCGCCGCTCTGCCCTGCCAGCCGGTCGCCTTCGTCGATGGGCGGGCGGCGATTGTAGCGCTCGTACAACTCCTCCTTCGACAGATCCACGCCGGCACCGTGCAAGCCCTGGTCGATCTGCCACTCCTGCGCCAGTTCGTTGACGTCAGCGGCGGACAGGGTGGCCTGCGGATACTCCTCGACGACGTAGTTCAGGTCGACCAGTCCCTTGATGAGTCCATGCTGGCGGTCGTTGAGCAGGGCGGTCACGGTCGCGGCCAGATACCACACGCCGAGGTCCGCCGTCGAGCGATGCACCTGCGAGTTGCCCGCGGCGTCGTGCGTGATGCCTTCGAGACTCTGGAGGGTGGCGAACTGCACGCCGAGGAAGATGTCATGCTTGAGCGAGTCGATGGCCTTCTGGAACACATCGTCGGCAGCCCCGGCGAGGCTCAGTACATCGATCTGCACACCCTCGGGGACGCTGACCCAATTGCGGCTCTTGAGGTTGGCCAGCATGGATTCGAGAGCGGTCTGCTGACTCGGGGTCTGGTAGGTGCCCCACACAATCGGGATGGTCTTCGTCTCCAGCATGCGGGCGCGGAGCTTCAGGATCGTGTCGAGCATCCAGTAGCGGGAGTACACGGCCCGGTACGCGGACATGCCCGTCGGCGATTCGTACAGCGGCAGGTGCCGGTAGATCAAGAAATCGTTCGGGTCGAAATACGCGCCCGCGTTCCAGCGAAGACCACGGATACCGACGATGTTGCGGTACTCATCCTGCTCCAGCACGATATCGTTCAACACATCCTTGGCCTTCAGGCGGTCGATCACCAACTTGCCCTTGTAGCGGCCGCGCTCCTCCTGGGCGAGCACCTTCTCGCACACGGAGAAGCCGTCGATGCAACCACCGCTGAGGATGGACCAGCACAGCTCGGGGACGCCCCCGCCGAGGCGCTGGAAGAGGTTCCACTTGACGAACTTGGCAACCTCCTGATCGCGTTCGTTCTTCTTGTCGGCGGGGTTGACTTGCAGATCCAGGGCGGCCACGTCGAGGATCTGGCCGAGGAGGGCGGCCTTGCAATTGGGGTCGGCGATCATCCGCCGGTAGGCGAGGCGTGCCTGCTGCGTCTCGCCGGTCTGATCGTCGAAGTAGGGCAGGAAGGCGGGCAGCTTGATCGACGGCCCGCTGCGGATCTGCTCGCCGTAGCGGTCCTCCTGCCGCTCCATGTCCTGCACATGCTGAGCATGGCCGAGCGACGGCAGGGCGACGTTGCCGGCGGCAGGGGCCGAGCCGGGGAACGAGTCTCCTGCGACACGGTAGCGGAACGGTGGTGAGGGAGCCGGCGCCATGCGGGGCAGGGTAGCACGGGGCGAACAGGATGGGCAAAACGGTTAGTCATCCCTCGGTGCGTACATATCCCCGCCCACGTCCGGAAGAAATACCCCGGCGGGGGCTTTCTCGACGAGGCTCAGCGAGTCGGGATGCGGGTTGTAGGTCCAGTCGCCGCCGAACAGCGCGGCCGCCTTGTTGAACGCTCCAGCGGCGGCGTCGACCTGATCGTCATGGGGGCCGGTCGGGAACAGGCAGAACTCATCGACGAAGTCCTTGTTCCATTCGCCCGCCACGAGCAGCACGTTGCCGACCTCGAATTGCGACGACAGCGGCGATGCCCGCACGATCTTGTCGCCGGTCGGCCGTTCTCCCTGGACGGGGAAACCGATGAGCAGACGCACCAGTGAATCGACGAGGCTCAGCCCGGCGCTGCCTGGCTCCTGCTCGATCCAGATGCGAACCTCGCAACCGTCCTGCCGGGCCGTCTGGAGCAGGACGGCGTCGCGTTCGCGCGGCGACCAGCGACCGCGCACGACATGTTCGATGTAAAACCTGTTCTCCGACGTGCGCGCGATCAGGGCGCCGACTGTGTAGTCCCCCGTTTTAGACGCGGCCAGATCCCAGAAGCGCACGCGGGCCGCGACGGAACCGGCGATGCTCTCCACGCTGCGGAACCACTCACGCTTGAACAGGCCGCCGGCACGAGGCACGGGACGCTGCTGGTACTGCGAGGCGTAGCCGTAGGCGCCGAGACGTGACTTCGCCTTGGCAACCTCGACAGGACCGAATCGCTCGGGACGGAGCAGATCGCCATCGTTCTGGCGCGGGTCGGACCATCCCATCGCCGTCGCGCAGCGCTGGGATGCCTCGAACTCCTCGGGGATGCGCAGCTCCTCAAACTCGTTGCTTGGCAGCAGGTGGCCGATCAGGTCGCCCGTGTGGACACGCTGGCCGATGATGATGCGCGCCCCGGTCTTGGCATCGTTGAGACGGTTGTAGAACGCCTCGTCGTGCCAGCGCAGGGTTGCCTGTCGCGTAGCGTCCGATTCGGCCTCAACGACGTTGTGCGGATCGTCGATGAGCGTGATATCGCCACCCTCGCCCGTAGTGGCCGAATCGACCGAGATGGCAATGCGGTATCCAGTTCGGTCGTTCTCATAGCGCGACTTGACGTTCTGATCGCCCGACAGGGTGAACAGGCCACCCCAGCGCTGGCGATACCACGGCGACTCGATCACCCGCCGCGAGCGCAGGGCGTCGCGAATGGCGAGGTTCAGCGCGTAGGACGCAGTCAGAAGTCTCGTCTGGGGACGACAGGCCCATTCCCACGCCGGCCACAGAACTGAGACAATCGTCGACTTCGACGAACGGGGTGGCACCTCGATGAGCAGACCGCGCAGGCGCCGACTGCTGATGGCCTCCAGATGCTCGCAGATCGCGTCCAGATGCCAGCCCCACACCAGCGGCGTTGTCGGTTCGATAACGTGCCAGGCCGAGCGCACGAACCTAGCCAGGGAGCGCCGGCACTGCTCCACCTCGATCTCCACCAGGGTCGGCGAGGGCAACGATGGCGGCGAGGGTGGCGAGCTGGTCGTCCGTGAGTTTCGAGAGGTCGAGTTCATGGCGGCTGGTCACAGTCCCTTTGAAATCAACGGCCGACAGTTTGGGGTGAACGTAAGGCGCCGCATCCTTGGCAATGGCCGCGGCCGCGTCCCACTCCTCACCATCGTAGTGCTTGCGCATGGCGTCAATCATCACCTCCAGCGGTGTGATACCGTCGGTGGCGATCTTGTCAGCGACCACCCGCGTCTTCTTCGTGGCGGAACTTGGTTTTCGTCCGGCTCCGTTCCTCTTGCCACCGTGCGCCATGCTTGATTCCACTTGAATGATTTCAAGAATCAAGCCTCATGATACCGTTCGCGCGTGGCGAACGCACGTCCGATGTCCGCCGGGTGCTGGCAGATGTCGGCGAGCAGTGCGGCACAGGTGGCTTCGTAGGGGGTCATGGCTGCTCCTTCTTCGACTCCAGGTACAGCTCCACCACTACGCCATTTTGGATCAGAGCCTTCGCCATGTACATGTGCGTCCATTCACCGACGTTTGTGCGTGCCTCGGACCAGAGGATACCCTTTCCTGGGTTTCCGTCGAGCCACACCTTACCACTCACGGGTAGTACGACGCTGGCTATCGAAACCTCCCATCCCTCGTCGTTGGCTGTGGTCTTGACGTAGACCATGCTCTCGACTTGACGAGGCGGCAACGGTGCCGCATAGATGACTCCAGCGAGGAACGCAGAGAGCATCACTCACTCCTTGTTCAACAGGGCGTCGAAAATGTGACAGCCTCGGCAGCACTGGACGGTACGCGAACGCCAGCCGGGGGCGTTAGATTGGTCATCTCCAAGTAGCCCCTCGAAGAATACGGCAGATCGTTGCCTGACTGACGCCGAACTCTGTCGCGAGAACGATCGACCGTTCTCCGCTTGCGTGACGCTCTCGAATCGCCTTGACCTTTAACGTGTCCAGTTTGGCCGATGGGTTCTTTTCTCCGCTACTGTCTCGCGACTTGATTCTGCCCTTGCGGGCAGCGTCCCGCATGTTATCGGCGTGGGTGCCGATAAAGAGATGTTTCGGATTGACACATGGAGGGTTGTCGCAGGTGTGACAGACCTCATCCCCAGGACGTGTGGGACCGACGCACATCCGATAGATTATCCGATGCACATTTTCGGTTCTCGAATGCCCGTTTGAAGCCGATCCGTAGCCGTCCGCATTGCGGAAACCAGTCCAGATCCAGCAGCCATCATCCGAAACTTCCACCTTGTCCGCGAGCCGATAAAGAAGGAATGCGGTCTGAAGGGTGTCGTTTTCAGCGAGAGGTTGAAAGAACGGCAGCCGGCGATTATCCTGTTCAGCAGCCATGACTTGCTCCTCTATCAAGGAGTTGGTTGTGGTCAGGGTCGGAATGGTGTTATCAGCACCTTCCGACCCGCTGTATGTTAGATGCGCAACCATCGGATAGATTCCACAAAATCATCCTGAAATCTAGGATTTTCCGAGAATCAGGTCGATTGCCCAACATCCTCTGACATGAATCCTGTCGCTTCGTAGATGGTCGAGCAAATCAGCAGTATCAGCCCCCGCGTCCTCCAGAGCATCCGCGAGGATCGGCGTGTCGCCGAACGTCCGTTGCTCGTAGATCGACTGAGCGATGGCGAGGACTTGCGGTGTGAGCCACGGGCACGGCAGAAACATATTGAGATGCCCTTTGCCGTTGCACACTTTACAGGTGCCTCTTGCCCCCCAACCGTCGTCGAGGCACACCCACCCGTCACCTTCGCATCGTCTGCACGGGATCGGTGATCCGTTAGGCAGTCGCAGCGGCGCCCATGGGTTGCCTACGATGTCACGCAGGAGGGCGGCAGCGGCGGGCTTGGGGTGCTGCGTGAAACCGTTGAAACCGTTGAAGCCGGTGCAGTCTTTGATGAGATGCCAGACGCACTCTTCAAGGTCTGGGCCGACGTGTTTTCCGTATGCCCCACAGCGTATCAGCCCCAGCAATGCCTCGGCGAAGCAGCGCAGTTTCCACTTGGTACAGCGGGAATGCCAGCGGTCCTCATGCTCCGACGTTCGGAGATGCCGCATCATCGGCAACGGGTCCGCAGCCGCCAACCACTCAGCTTCAGTCATGCCTTCCCCTTAATTCGGCGCCCTCTCTTCGCGCTGCATCGCTTGCCGCAGCAAACCTGTTGCGGACGCCACGGAAAGAATTCGCCCGCGCACTCCGGGCATACCTTCGCTTGTGGCAACCTTCCGTCAATCCTCGTCCTCGGCCTTCCGGCGCGCGGTTGGCAGGCTGAGCAGCAGTAGACCTGCTCGGATCGTTTGGGCATGAAAACTTTGTGACAGCCATTGCAGTTGGCAGGCCCACGTTCAGGCGGCGAGTCTTTGACCGGCTTGCTGGCGGCAAGCCTTGTTCGCTGCCCTCGGTTGGGGTTGCCGTTCCCGAAGTGGATGCCGACCGAATGCCTGAACAGTTCGTCGGCCTGGTCCGCCTTCGTTCCCGAAGACTCTTCGATCAATTCCGCAATATCTGGATCGGGCATCCAGTATTCCCAGGCCGGGTCGATCAGACCGTGATCGAGCAGTTCAGCGTGGAATTCCATCAGATCGCCCTCAATAAATCAGCCACTTTATTGGCCGTGTCGTACACCTCGGACGGCACAATCTCCTCCAGCCGATCCGCAGCGATGGCCGGTGGCATTCCTTCGCGCAGATGTTTCCGGATCTCCTGCCACGCGGACGTGGCGACGAGATCCTTGATGCGTTCGGTCAGGTGACAGCACAGGATGCAGCCGATGGTATGACCCTGACGGCTACTCTTTTGGTCGCAGAATCCGCACGCCACTTGCAACCACCAGCGACGATAATCAAGGACGATCTTCGCTTCGCTGTACCTGCCGGCACGGAATTGTCGCAACGCACGCTCACGCTCAGCGCGCCAGGCGTTCAGGCGTTCCTTGGAGAACGTCGTGTCATCTATCTCGATCGTGCTGTTCCAGTACGTTCTGCGCGGCATCAGCTTGCGGCACGCATCGGCCATCGCCTGCAAGGTAGAACCGTTCGGAAGCGCATCAAGGGCGTCCTGAATGTCCTTGCGGTATCTCAGACGTAGTGCGGATACAGGGATGGTCTTGCCCACATCACTCTCCCGTCACCTCGTTCGCCCGTCGGTCGAGGACCAGCAGTTGCCGTTGCCACAGGATCAGCAGGTCCGGCGAGACGGCCTTGCCCGCCAGCGCCTCGGCGTACATCGTCCGCAGCAGGCCCATCGCCGAGCCGAGCGTCAGCACCACGTCGAGCATTCGGCTGCGTAGCGTCGGCGGCCGGGGCTTGATCGGCTTGCCGGTTTTGGTACGTCGCATGTGTCGCCCCTCCCTGGACAGTTTCGGATCACGGACTTTGCACTTCCAGAGCAGGTAACAGTCTGCTCAGATAGAACTTCTCGGCCTCTTCCTTGCCGGCCTCGATGGATTCGCACTCGTGGCTGGCTTCGTCGTAGAATTCGTCGAAGCAGTAACGCCAGTGACAGACTTCATCATCCATCTCGACGCTAATATCGCCGAAGATCGTGGGGGCTGTCCACCAGTTACGGTTGGCGACCTTGTTCCACTCCAGAGGCTTGACGCGGCAGATCATTTCTTCCCCTTGTGTTCGGTGACTAGCCGGTATTCCCCTGCCAGCACCTTGCGGCAGACCTCGCACAGCACCGCCCGGATCGACCGGTGATCGCGGATAAGCGTAACCGTGGCACAGCGGGGGCGTTGCTGACCGCAGTGTGAGCAGATGGCGTTGAAGAGGGCGCTCACGTCTTGCGATCCTCGTGCGGATAGATGGCTTCGGCGATACCGAGGCGTTGCCAAATGTCTCGGTTCGCCCCACCATTGGCGCCGGCCAAGGCGAACAGCCGACAGCGCTCCACGAGCTTGGGCGCCTCGGGTAGATCGTTGGCGGTCTGAATGGTTCCGCATCGCGGACACCAGAAAGTAGGTCGACCACCCACGGCTGGTACGTCGCCGATGCCGTGCATGGTGTGTCCACACGTCGGGCAACTCATCGCTCACTCTCCTCTCAGGGTTCGCTCGATATCGCTCCAGTCCCGCGGCCGCCACAACCGCCAGTCGCCACCGGCGTACAGGATGGCATCCCGCCACTTCTTTTGATCCTTGCTCAGCGTACCCTTCTCCGTCTTCAGCTCGACGTACAGGAGGCAGTAGCGGGCCAGCACCAGATCGACGAAGCCCTTGCCATTGGCGGCTACGGGCGTCCGCCAGCCGGTAGCCGTCCGTGCTGGCCTGAAATGCGCGACAACCCAGCCGCACGACCGTGCCAACGCAATCACGGCAGCCATGAACTCCCGCTCGGAGCAGTCCAGCGGCGGGGCCGGGAACGGTGGGGCGCCGGCCAGGGCGAGGCATTTGCGCGTGGTGTCCGGGTCGAGGATCATGTCACGACTCCGTCAGGACAATGCCGAGCAGGTAGTCCGCCGACACGCCGAGAGCCTTCGCTACGCGCATCAGCATGTGGGCGGACGGCTGTTGCCGACCCATCTCCATTCGCATGACGAAGGCCGCACAGCAACCCACTCGCTCGGCAAGGCCACACTGCGACAGACGCAGGCGACGGCGTTCGTCCTCGATGCGTCGACCGATGGCGTCCAGCCACGATTGCGGAGCGGCGGTCAGTGGTCGGTAGCGTGCCGTCCTCATGGATTCACCCCCTTTCCGTTGAGCGCCGAGAACAGACTTCGCTGCGACTCCTGATAATCTCGCACGGCTCGCTTCAGGTTCCGCAATGCCTCGTCGTGATACTCCTTCTTCAACTCGATGCCGTAGAACTGGCGACCATGCCGGATCGACACATACCCCTCGCTGGCAATCCCGGCGAAGGGCGAGAACACCAGTTCGCCGGGGTTGGTGTAGAGCAGAACGATGCGCCGGATGACCTCAAGCTGCAGCGGGCAAATGTGCTTGGTGTCGTCGTCGCCGCGGGCCGCTTTCTTGCCCCGCTCGCCGTTGAGTGTTTCGGTTTCTTTGATGTCCGACCAGCAACACTCGGCCCACCTGATCCAGTCGTTGCGCGACACTTCCCCCTCGGAGTCGACAGGGACCGTGTTCTCTCCCGGCGCCCGGAACTTGAGCAGGTAATCGGGCAGGGCACCGCGACTCATGGAACGATCCGTCTCGACGCCCTGGAACTTCAACTCCCACGCCTTGCCGCGAATGGCCTGGGCCTGGGGGTTCTTGCGGATCACCCAATCGTACTCGAACGTCAGGCCAGCCCGTTCGCCGAGGCGAATGTTGAGGCCGCGGAAGTCGTGCAGGCCGCGGCCACCGGCACGGGCCATGCGCGGGATCTGCGCGACGTGAACGACCATGACGCGACCGGGCTTCAAGATACGGGCAATCTGGGAGTAGAAGAATCCCAGATGCAGCGGCGCCTCGGCCTGCAAGTCCTCGCTGTTGCCGATGTCCGCATTGTCAGATGTGTATGCGTACAGGGCCGGGAACGGAGGCGAGAATACCGCCAGGTCAACGGATTGCGTCGGCATGGTCGCCATGTGTTCGATACAGTCGCCGTGAACCAGTTCGTAGTTCTTGTCGCCGATCAGGGAACGTGCAATGCTGAACAGTTCAGAAGCCAATGCCCACCTCCTTGAAGATGCGCTCTTGTTCGCGGGTATCTGCCTCGACGCGGTTAGCCTTGGCCAGCACCGTGTCGATCATGGCGTGTTCGATCGGGGTAACTGATAGATGGACGTTAAGAGGCTTCGTCGAGCCGACGCGGTTGCTGCGCTTCACGCACTGGAAGTAGGATTCGTAGCTGTCCACGAGTCCGGAGAACACTTGCCGAGTCGCCACCTGAAGATTGAGTCCGAAGCCGAGAACCTTGGCCTTGCTGATGAGCGTGCGGGTGCGGGCGGCCTGAAAGTCCTCGATGATGCGTTCTCGTTCGTCGTAGGGCGTGTCGCCGCTGATGCTACCCGCCTCGGGAAACATTCGTTCCATCGACTCCTGTTCCGGGTTGTAGATGCACCACACCAGCGTTGATTCGTCGGGCCACGAATGAACCAGAGCGCGGATGTATTCCGGCTTGTTGGTCGCCACCGCCTTTCCCTGATATCGCCCCTTGGCCAGTTGCGACAGCTTGCCGCGCGACGTGATGCCTCCGGGCAGGCCGAACATATTCCCTCCTGCCTCGCACACGCGCTCGCGTTGCTCTTCGGTCAGGTCAACATCGTGAATGTGGACGTGAATCGGCGGGATGGTGCCGGCGTTGTCCTTGAAGCCGTAGGTGGACGGGTTGGTCATGAAGAAGCACCAGTGGGACAGACTGGTATAGAACGGCCGCAAAGCGTGAGACTTCAACTCCCATCGCTCGTTCGTCTGGCCACGGTTGACGAAAAAGCGAGCGAGGAAAGCGTTCGTCGTGGGGTACTGATCGAGGAACACGGCATGGCTGGCGTACTCGATGCGGTCATTCGGTGCCGGCGTTCCGGTCAGGCACAGTTTCCAGGGAATGCCGCGTCCCAACTCGATGAGGTTCTGACCCCAGACGCCGTAGGACGACTTCATGATGCTCGATTCGTCGGCCACGATGGAGCCGAGACGTCCCGGCCGAATATCCTCGGTCAGTGCCTCGTAGTTGGTGATGCCGAAACGCTCATCGCCGCTGTCCAGCCACCGTTGCAAGTCCTTCGACGGCACCTGTACGATGGGCAGATCCTCGTCGTAGAACCGGCGCAGTTCGGCAATCGTCTGGCGTACCACCATGAGCGGAGACAGCCACAGGGCGCAGCGGTTGCGCGGCAAGACGTCGAGCGAGTGGCGGGCGAACTCGGCGCCGATGAGCGTCTTGCCATACCCCGGCTCGATGAAGGCCGCAAACTTGCGCTTGCGGATGGCCAGCTTTGAGACGGCTGACTGGTAGTCGAACAGGCGTTGAATCGGCCTGTAGGCTCCGTCCGCTGTCGCCGGCGCATCCATTCCCACGAGGCTGGCGTACTCGTCGGGGAACTCGGCCGTGTGGCCGATAAAGCGGTAGCGTGGCAGCGCCTTGATGCGCAGGAAGATCCGATAGTCCTCGAGGCGGTCTGTGTCGAGGTTGACGATCATGCCACCCTCCACTTCCGCAATCCGTAGATCGCCAGCCCGACGTACACCGCTTGCAGGGCAGCCTGTGCCCATACGCCGTGATAGACGTCGATGGCGGTCCACGCCGAATTCGTGAACGCCCAGACGAGGAAGCACGCACGCTTGCGATGGATATTGAGGACCACGCCGACGAGGGACAGGACGGCGGTAGCCCACTTGAACGATTCAAAGAACATGGGTACTCCTCTTGGCGAGGAGTGCGGGCTTGCGGACGGAAAGCGGATTGGTAGACTGTTGAGACATGACGCACCCTCTTACCAGGGTTGTTGTGTAGTGCCCGTCAGGTGTTGATAGCACCTGTTCGGGCACGCTCAATTTATCAGATCGCATCGGGTTGTCCATCTCGGTTGCTCCGAATTCCTTCCCGCGTCTCGACCTTGTAGTATCCCATCTTCAGCAGGCGCACCTGAAGACTCTTCAGCGCATCGTCCGTGCCGATCACCAGCCGCACGGCCCGCGATACCTCGCCCGCCAGCGACACGACGGCGTTGCCCTCGATGCGGCACGGCCACATTCCGTCACGGTGCCACATCGCCGCCCGGCTTGATGTCGCACGGTATCGCCTCGTCGAACTCGATCGCCAGCATCTTTAACGTCTTCCGCCGCGCCTCGGGCGTCAGATACCGCAGTCTCTTGCAGATGGCCGCCAGCGCGCTCATGGCGTCGCCGGGGTCGGCCTGGCGGGCGCGGACACGGGGCGGGGTAGCGGGGGTTTCCTTCGGCATGGGGTTGCTCCTTAAAAAATCCGTTTCGCAATCCGGGTGATGTATCCGGTCACCTTCAACTCGGGGAACATCTGGATTGCCTTGCGGACGTACTTCTTCGCTTGATCCTTGTCGCCTTCCTGAACTGACTCGACCATGCTGAGCAGGAGAGGTTGCGATTCCCACTCCCGGCAGCCCGCCTCAATCTCGACATCGTGGATCGCCTGAAGGAATTTGTGGCAGTCCTCGCAACGGTCGTAGTCGAACGTCTCGCCGTAAGACGGACTCTCGCACTGACAGCACCGATTCTTCTCGCATGCGCACTCGCCCGCGTAGCAGTCCTGGCACTCCTCATGCTCCTGCTGGTGGATGTGGTGGACGAACGCGCCTACGGCAATCGTGGCAAGGCATTCGTCGCAGCGTGTTGGCTTCTCGGCAATGACGTCAGACGATTCGTTGATCTCGGCTGTCCAATCGCAGTCTTGCGTGAAACACATCACTTCCCCTCCGTCGGTTTGCGATTGAGCCGCGCCAGTTCCGCTTGCACGCGCAGGGTGTGGGCGGCGATGCGGGCAGCCAGGTCATCCTGGGCGGGCGGCAGGACGCAGCGTCGGGCGCCGTGGGCACGCTCGGCGAGGCGTCCGGGCCGGGTGGCCTGGGCGGTCGGCGTGATGGTGTCCTCTCGCATCTCAGTACCCCTTTCCCGTGCATCCCGTGGCGCCAGCCTGCACCTTCGGCAGATCGGCCAACGTCTTGTCCTTGACGAACTCCACGCCACAGAGCAGGTTGCGGGCCAGCTCCAGGGCGTCGCTGGCGTCGAGGGTGATGCCGTATCGCGGCAGGCGAATCGAGCCGTCGGGGTCGACGATAACCTTCGTGCGCTTGCCGAGGGTCGGCAGGTCGGAGCGGTCGGGCATGTCGGTGCTCATGGGGATACTCCTGACGGAATGCGGGGCCGTCCGTGGCCCCGTAGAGTCGATGGTCAGATCGGGATACCATCCTCGAAGCCGAACGACTTCGCCGACCGCCACGTCTGCTCCCCGAAGGGGCAGAGCTGCAGTTCGTCGGCGCTAATGTTGTGCTGGTTGATGGCCGCCTGCACGCCCTGGCGGTCGAGTACGGCGTCCTCAGCAACGGCCTCATGAGCGACGTAGAACGTCGAGGCCGCGTAGCCGTTGGCCGCGGAGGGCTTGGGGGCAGGTGTGGGGCGTGCGGGACGGGATGCGGGGGCCGGCGCCGTGCCGGCGGACATTAGCTTGACCTGCGTGACGTTGGTCCGCTCTGGGTTATCCTTGGACGGACTGACGACGACGCGATACAGCTTGCCGATCATGCTGTTCGGGTCGGTGTCCTCGCCGATGTTGGCCTTGCGGTCGAGCACGCCGTCCAGCAGCGTCCCGCAGGCGTTCTTGGTGGTGGGCGTGGATCCTGTGATGCGACCGACGAGCTGGCCGCGGAACTCCCCTTCGGTAATCTCCCACTGCCACTCGATCCCCGGCTCCATCGGGTTGCCGTCCTTGCCGAGACGCGGCTTGCCTTCGTCCTTCATCTGGCTGACGCCTTTGAACTTGCCGACGTACACATCGGCGGGGGCACCGAACTTCGATTCAGTCTTGCGGAGCAACATGAACAGACTCCTACGGGATGGCCCCGATGGGGCCGGACAGAGATGACCTGTCGGAACATCCGACGTGGTCAGGGCTTCTTGCCGGACGGCAGCACCAGCGACTCGCCGCTGCGGTGATCCGTCCGGATCAGTTCGTACACCAGCTTCCACGCCGCCTTCCGCGTGACTGCGGCCCCGATCGGCTGCCAGCGTCCGCCCTTGTAGCGTCGCCAGGCGACGAAGCGGGGACGGGGTGGGGGCGGCGGGATCATTGCCACCTCACCGGCGAGGAGCATGACACAAAGGCAACGCGAACGCCGCGCGCGGCCAGGATGCGCTTCGCGGTGAAGAACGTTGGCTCGCCGTTTCGACAGTCCGGGTAGCCGACGAAGAAATAGAACGGGCCGCCGTCGAACTCGGCGAAGCGAGCGGCAAGGAAGAACTGCGGCAGAGTCGGTACCACCGGTTTCATTTCGAGGTAGCCGATGCCGTCGAGATAGAAGTCTGGCAGATAGGTCCGATTGCCGACCACGAGACGGGTCGGTTCGTAGGACCAGGCAATCCCAGCCGCGTCGAACGCCTTCGCCCAACTGGACTCCAGCAGGCTTCGGAACGTCTCGCCTTCGTAACGGTTGTACACGCTTAGACGCCGATTCATGGTCATGTCTGCCTAATGTTCGGAACTCAACACACTTGGCAGTGTGGCAATCTTGGCAGCCTTGCGTTAGTTGACAGTCAACTCTGCCAAGTCTGCCACTCTGCCAACTGTTTCAACTCTGCAACTCGGGCGTTTTTTCCTCATCGACACACAGCTTCCATACCCATCGGTCGACGCCGTCCTCGGTTGTTTTGCTGGCGGTGACACGCTTCCCCAGATCCTTTTTCGCGCGCCAGATGGTCCGCTCCGCGTGCCCTGCCTTGCATCCTTCTGCGATAAGTTGCTTGGACGGAACCGGGCCGCCGGACAGATAGCCGAGAAGCCATTCAGACGCATCCTGACACTTCTCGCCGCCGTCTTTTCGAGCGGCCATTACCTCGTCCACGTCCACGTCTGCGTCTCCGAGCCACTCGACGCGGAACAGTTGCAGGGCGAGAGATTTCTTGTCGCTGACGTTCAGTTTCGAGCAACGCGGGTCGTTGATAATGGCCGCCTGCTCGGTCGGACTCAGGGCTGACAATCGGTAGGCCAGCGCGGACGGCTTCGGACCCAGATTGAATTTGAGCGGCATGAACAGTTTTTGCTTGTCGTCGTCCGGGGTCGGAGCAATCAGCATGGCGGCGCGCACCGCGTTGACGTAGCCAGTCGATCCGCCTACCTTGTGAATCGCCTTCGCTGACGCGCCCTTGTTCAGATGCTTGACAAGGATCATGGTCACGGCGCGACGTGCGGCCAGTTCCGTCAGCGGCCCGAGCAATGCCCGCAGCTCGCTATCCTTGTGGTCGTCGATTCCCGATCGGCCGATGAACGCTCCGGCCGGGTCGATCACGACCAACTTGACTTCGGGACGGCGCTCGAGTTCAGCCTCGATCGCTTCGTAATGGATGAGGCTGAATTGCGCCTTCTTTCCGTCCGCCAGTTCGACGCCATCAACTCGGTAGACTCTGGTCAGATCTGCGTCTGCCGACATGAGGCGTGGAAGGATCGTGTCCTCCCAATCGTCCTCGCAGGACACCAGCAGGGCGGACGACTGGTCGACGAGGCCAGGAAGACCGAACGGTATACGACCGCGCGACAGCTTGGCCGCGACGTCGAGCGTGACGGCTGACTTGCCGTGCCCTCCGTCGCCGGCCAGCAGGACCAACTTGCCCAGAGGCAGGTAGCCGGGCACCAGCCAGCGTAACGGCTGCGGGTAGAGGTCGGACATTACGGTCAACTTCAGGCCCATGTAGTCGAGCTTCTCGCCGTTGGCGGCCTGAGCCTGACCGTTTAGCTTTATCGTGACGTTGGCGTAAGCGTCCGGCTCATACCTGGCGATGCTCCGTGCGATTCGTTCCGCATCAGTAGCGTCGTATGCCCGTTTGCCTTCTTCCTTTTCGCATCTGCCGCTCGCGATCTCTATTTCGAGGGCGGCGCGCATGGCCTCTTCGGAGAAGCCCCGGCGCCGCATGGAACCGGCCATTGACGCAAGAATCCTGTCAATGTTTCCGGCCGCGATCACCTCCCCGTCGGACAGGGGGTCGATCGGTGTCGATGCCGACCGGCCCGCGCTCAGCCGGGCCAGCAGCCATGCCGGCGCCATGGTCGCCGGCAGATCGGTCGGCCCGCGTCCCTCCAACCACTCGTACCGTCCGCCCGAGGCGTGGCGGGACGGCGGCAACACGGTCTGTGCCCCGAGTCCCTGAATCCGCATCTCGTCGTCGCGCAGCCCGTCGACCGAGGTCTGAGCCTCCACGCCGGGCGGAAGCGCGTACAACCTGCCCCGGCCGCCACCGCCGCTGGCGAACTCCAGCGTAGGGGGAAGATCCCCGCCCGACACTTCCAGCAATCGCGCCTCGCCGGCCTCGCCTTCGGTGTCGAGACGCACGAGTCCTGACACCGGACCGAGGGCTATCCCCACGTTGGCGTTGGGGTGGTGGTCCCACCACTGACGCACACGCTCCGGGCTTGCCCGTTCGCTCTGCCAGTCCTTCCACCTGCCGTCATCGGCCAGGGGGCGTTTGCCCGGACTGCCGCAGCCGCGGTGCGACTTGCCGACGCCGACGTGATCGGGTGGGCACAGGCACAGCACGGACCAGCCGAGGGCCAGATAATCCAGGGCCGCCGTCAGGCACTCGGCCCCGGCAGCGCTGGCGGTGTGGTGATAATCAACGAGAGTCTCAGCCGCAGTTGCGGCCACGGAGTCAACAACCATGTCGCTATCCAATCTTCGATGCGTCCTTGATGCGAAAGTACCCGGCGTGGAGAAGCGTTTGCAGGGCGAGTTGGTGTTTGCACTGACCGTGTCCAGCATCGAAACATGAACAAGCCGACGTCTGCCCGTCGAGATTCACGTCGTAGCCCGGCTCCTCGTTCTTCTTGAGCGCGTCCTGCTTGTCGATGCGGAACGCGCGGCCGAAGTCGCTCGGTATCTCCCGCACGGCGAAGCGCTTGTGAACGGGCTTGCCCTTGCCGAACGACACGATCACCACGACGAGGTTGCCGTCGGGCGTCAGTTCCGGCTCAACCTCGACGAAGCCGGTACGAGCGCCGGCGAAGCGGAGCGGTTCGGCGATGGTGTGGTTAATCTCGCCGTCGGTGCTGCACAGGTTCAGGCTCATGGCGCTTTCTCCGCGTGCTCCACAGCCGCCTTGACTTCCTTCCACGCTTCCACGATCTGATCGGCGTGGGCGATGAATCCAGCCGATCCGGTCGCAAACGCCTGTGCCGCGCCGGAACCGATGCCCGCGGCGTGAAGCAATCTCTTGCACGCGGCCAGCAGTTCGCGACGTTCGCGGAACACGGCCGCCATCAACATTCGGTTTCGCTCCGAACGGCTGAGCCGGTCGAAGTGGTCGAGCAGGGCGTCGGCTTCGGCTTCAATCATCGCTGCGTCCTCTGTGTGACGTTGCTGGCCATTCTGGTTGAAGAAGCGCTCATCGCTCGTGGCCTCATGTCAGACGAATCGCCCGAATAACACGCAGTCCGCGAGCAACGGGTGATGACTCCACCCGCTACCCGCGAACCACGCGGTTCTCATGATGGCTTCCGGCCGGAGTCGAACCGGCTTGCGGCGGTACATCCTCGGGGCCGCACATCCCGCCCCGACTTTCTGAGAAACCTCACGACCGAGAACTGTTACCCCCGGACCCAGGGACTTCGCAGTCTCGTCTCTGGCTGGTATCCTCGACTGTTACCAGCCGACGCCAGAGCTTGGTTCTCGCCGCTCCTCTCAGTCAGCGCGGGTCGCCGTGCCCGCCCCGGAAGCATCCTCACTTCGGCTCTTCCTCTGCCGGCCGCACCCGCTCCAGCAGTTCGCCCCGCAGCACCAGCACGTCGGCGGGTGCCTGGATGCCGAGGCGGATCCGGCCGCGCTGGATCTCGATGACGTGGATGACGATGTCGCCGATGACGATGGTTTCGTCGCGCTTTCTGTTCAGGATTAACATTCGCTCTCCCTGCGTTCGTTGGTTTGGGCGGCGCCGGGACTAATGCGGGCGGCAGGCCAGTAATCGAAACCCACCGCTCCGCAATCAGGACGACTCGCCACAAGCGAGCCTCGCCCCGGCGCCGCTGGACTCACTTGGTCTTTTGCAGTGCCTCGCGCACTTTTGGGTAAATGACGGAACCCTTGCGGCCGTTCAGGTCGAGCCATGCCTCGACCGCGACGAGGGTTTCCCGAAGCGCGGCGTTTTCCTTGCACAACTCTGAGGCGTCCTGCTCGCACTGTGCGAGTTGCAGACGCAGGTCATCCACATCATTCATGCTGATATTCACTCGTGATCTCTCCGGGGACGCGGAACGAGGTTGCCCCGCGACCGGGCCGCCTTGACGCACTGCGTCTGGCCGCACGTCTTCTGTCGGCGATGGCGGTAGCCGACGGCGGTGAAGGCCACGCCACAGACGCAACAGGTCTTGTCGATGCGTTCGGGGACGGACGGTTGCGGGGGGAAGGTGTTCATGCGCGGCCCTCCGCGACGAGGCGAGAGAACAACTGTATCTCGGCGCGAATCCGCTCCAGCATGGCAACAGCATCGGCCTCGCTGCCGTCGGGATCGCCAAGCCGATAGGCGTGATCGAACATGACTGCCACGCCCCCGTAGAAGGCACGACGCATTTCTGAACGCTGGATGTCCGAGACGTTGGGCGGCAACACGGACGCAGCGAACCGCGTCCAGTCGTCGGCGATCGTGGTCGGCTTGGTCTTCATCCTTCGTTCCTCAGCACGTCCTCGGGCATCCAATCGCTTGCGTCGTCGACCGGCGTGGGCGGCGCAGGCGGCGGATTGAGGGCGGCGATCAGGGCGTCGGCGTAGTCGACGGCAATACGGGCCAGAGCGGGCATGTACACAGGACCGTTCTGCTGGCGTGACACGATTCCCGCCAACATCATCGCCGCCATGTGGGCGCGAATCGTCAGGCCGCGCTCGCTCAGGACCAGACAGCGCGTCTCGTCGGTGTAGAGCGGGTTGACAGTGGGTTCCGGCATAATCCGTCCTCGGATGTATTTGCCGGTCTCTCCCGGCTGTCACGCTGCCGCTTGCAATCGGCTTGTCCCGCCCGCGTTCGGCCTGGTACGACTTCGCTCAAACGCCCATACTCCACCGGCCGTAGCCAGCGGCCCCGTCTCGCCGTACCGAAGAGGGGTGGGAGCACGCTTAAGCAGTCGCTACCGACCGCTCCTTGACAATCTGCTCGATGGCCAGTGTGATTCGCGCTCGCGTCAGAGGGTCAGATTTCAGGACGTTGACCTGTTTCTCCATCTCGCCGCCGAAGCGCTGGACAAGTGTCTTGGACAGTTTGTGCCGCAGCTCTTCGGCAAGGTCGGCGCGAAACTGCGGGTCGTCGAGGCAGGAGTTAAAAACCTCGTCGATGATGCGGCGAAGTTTGGGCTTCTGCGTCTCAAAGGCTTGAGCCAGCAACTCGTTGAACTGCGTGAAGTAACGCAGTTTCTCGGCCACGCCCTGACGAAGACCGTCTCGGATGGCCTGCTCAATCATGACTTCGCAATCTAGTGCCATCGTTACCTCGTGTAAGTGACTCCAGTCCCACTCGGGACAGCAACGCCCCGATTCGCAGCGCTCGCGTGGGATCGACCGAACCGTCGTCGTGTCGGCTGGCTTCCGCGCCGACTCCGTATCACGCCAATTCGCCGCGTGCGTGGCTATCCCCTGTATCCGGGGAGCGATGCAGGCACCGTCATCGCCGTGCCTGCTCACGCCAGCCGCATTCAGGTGATGCGGCTCACCGTTCGATTAGCCGCCGCTCCGACCGCCGCTCCGACCGCCGATCCGACCGCCGATCCGACCGTCGCTCCGACCGTCGCTCAGACCGCCGCTCCGACCGACGCTCAGACCGCCGCTCCGACCGCCGCTCCGACCGCCGATCCGACCGCCGATCCGACCGTCGCTCCGACCGACGCTCCGACCGACGCTCAGACCGCCGCTCAGACCGCCGTTCAGACCGCCGCTCCGACCGACGCTCCGACCGCCGCTCCGACCGCCGTTCAGACCGCCGCTCAGACCGACGCTCCGACCGCCGCTCTCGTAGTAGTTCGACTCGTATTTCTGCGACGTCGTTTTTCGCATCAGCGAGGCTCCGGAATTTTCCCGCCGGGGTAGCGACCCCAGCCGATGATTGCGTCGGCCGAGATCGTGTACAGCGGGTAGGTTTTCTCGATCTCGGCTGTGGTCGGAGGTTTGCCCGCCGCGTACTCGCCATGCCTGCCGTCCCACAGGATCTTGACGGCGTTCTTCAGGCGGATGAAGGTTTCGCCGAAGCCGTCCACCTCGCCCACGAAGGGGAAGCTGATCGTGTCCACGGCGATGATCATGCCGCGTTCCAGCCCGTCAAACATGATGTCTCCTGTGAGGCCGAGTCGGTCGATACCCAGATCGCGCAGGGCGAAGGCCGGCATAGTGCGGGGCACACCGCGGCGGTACAGGGCGAATCGGTGACAGCGGCGCATCGTTCATCCTCGCAACTAGGTGGCCGACCGCGACAGGCCGTCAGGACTCCTCGCTCGGGATGGAGAGTCGATCGGGGCCGCGGTCCGCCGTGTACGGTCAGGACAACGGCAGCGCGGCCAGTTCGTCCGCCGGGATGAACCGGCAGCGCGGCGACAGCGTGCGACCCTTGGCCACGTCCCACTCGATCAGGCCGAGTTTGCGCAGGCGATTGAGATGGAAAGCAATGCCGTTCGTGCTGTCGATTCCGGTCAGGTCCATCAGTTCGCGAACGCTTGGCGGATGGGCCTGATTGCGACCGTGCCAGATGGCATTGAGCAGCGTCAACGCCGACGAGTTTAATCCCTTGTCAGTGTTGCGGGCTATCACGGCGATATCGTGTGCATCTTGCGGTTTCATGTCGGGTTCTCCTCCTCCGCTCGGTGGCGGTCCCGAGCGGAGGCGTAATGGAGGTTCACTCAGACGGCCGCGGTTAGTCCCAGACGACAGGGTGCCCACTCCACGGCTAGGGCAACCACTCGGCACATTGGTAGGGTGCCGTTAGCGGCCAATGGCGTGGCCGTGGACGGAAAACGGGTAGCCTTGCCTTTCCCGGCCGAGCCTAGCAAGTCCACGCCTGGACGTGCCTCGCCGTGCCCCACCGTGCCGAGCCCCGCGCGGACCGGCCCCGCCGCTCCTCGCCACCCCATGCCAGTCCTTGCCATGCCGCTCCGTTCCTGGCCATGCCGGTCCAGGCCGCGCCGGGACTCGCCGTTCCCAGCCTGGCCATTCCTGGCCCTTCCTCGACCTGCCCTGCAAAGATCAAAAAGAGACTTCCCTGTCTCTCTGGCAGTCGGGTTAGATTCTCCGCGCGTCACTCAACGCCATGCAGGCGCTGATGTGGCGACATTTCGACGAACGATAAACGTGATCCGGGCACGAGCACGAACTACCGGAATCGTCGAGGTTGACGTGGTACACCGTCTCGTCGTCGCTCGTGCCCGCTCCGGCGTCGGGAACCTTGACCACGGCAAACGCATCACCAAAATCGCTCGGGATGCGGGCCACGGTGTAATTGCCGACCACGCTACCCTTGCGGCATTCGGTCCTGATCTGCACCAGCAACTCGCCGTTGCTCAGCTTGCCGAGAACCCGAACGCCACCCTGCCGCGTTGCTGTTGCTGTCGTCGTCATCGCCGTAATCCTCTCGTCGGGTCCGCCGCGAAGTGCGAACGTCAACCCAACAGAGGTATCTTAATCATGTGGACGTCCACATGCAACCCCAATATGCACATTTTTCTCAGATTGATGTATGTAGACGCAAGTGGACGCCTTATAATGTCATGCGTCGTTGATTCCATGTCAGAGGACGGCTACTATGCTCATCATGTCTCCGAAAAAGAAAAGCGATCGGCACAAGGCACGTCGGATCACCCTGCGTTTGCCCAATCACGAGTTGGACCTTATGCTCGCTCTCGCTGAGCGTGAGGACCGCACGTTGACGGCCGAACTGCTCCGTGCCATCCGCCGACATCTCAAGGCTGAGAACGCCGACCCATCATCGCCGAAATCCTCCTGACGCCCCGCGCGCCGCAGACTCGCCGGCGCGCCTCAGCCCTCCCCGCCCAGGTCGTGTTCGTGTACGCCAGCCTCGTCGCCTCCCGTGGCCTCCTGCCGCAGCCCCTCCAGCCAGCGCAGCCAACGCCGCAGAATGGCTACCCGCGTCACGTCCAGTACACTGCCGGACCGCTGGAGGGCGATCAGCTCGTCTTCCAGCTTCTCGATCTGATCGTCGATCCGGGCCAGCGTCTCGGGGTCCATCCTGCGTGTCCTCCGTGCGTGGTCATTCCGTCATTCGTTGCGTGTGATCGCCGCGACAAAGAACATCATGGCTTCGTCGAGCGCGTTGAGCGCCAGCGTCTGCTCGGGGCTGCACGGCGTCAGATCGACGCATACCATTGCTGCGGCGAAGATTTCCTCGCGCACCCTGGCGTATCGCTCGGCTTGGTCGCCCTTGGGCGCATGGTGCCGGAAGCGATTGCCAAGCTGCTCCTTGGTCGGTTTCTCAAAGGCCATTTGCTGATCTCCTCGGGTGACGGGCGAAGGTGAACACCGCGCCTTCCATGGCGCGGACGGCCCGGCGACTGTCGGCACCGGGGCCGTGTACGACGCGCGCACCCCGGACGCAGGGCACGCAGATGGTTAGGTCATGTTGGGCCACGTTAGGTCACGCCGGGACGGGATCGAGCAGCCGACGTACCTCGCTCTCGGGGATCCGGATGCTGCGGCTGAGCTGCCCCGTGCGCCCCCGCACACGCCGGCAGGGGCGCAGCTCGCCGGAGTCGATCAGGCGCCGTACCGTCCGCTCGCAGACACGCAGGAGGGCGGCGACCTCGGCCACGGTGTAGACGGCGAGACGTGGGGTCACGCGGGCACCGCCTTTCCTTCGAGCCACTTTAGCAACCACTCGCCCTTATACAGCCTCATGCTGCTCCGGCCGCGATCCAGATAGCGCAACTCGCCAGCCGATCGGCCACGCGACAACTCGTCCGTGTCGAAGCCCCACCGACGCAATTCCTGCTCGGTGTACCAGGCGTCGGGTTTGATCTCGATGCCCTGCATGGGTGCCCCCTCTTGCTCCGGTTCCGCCGGTGTCGCCAACGATTATAAACGGTGCATGTGCGGTTGCGTAAGGTTGCGGGTTGCCAGGTACCCTCGAATCCTTGCGGGGTACCCTGAGGCACTTGCGGGGTGCACCTCACCAGACGATTCCGGGGTATCTTTCTGGAAGCAGAACACCAAAAGTGTCTTCGAGCCAGGACCGCACCGCTGTGTAGTTCCAGAGGTGCGCCCGGCCGTTGCGTCCTGTTCGAACGGGGGATGGTAGACCCCTGCCCTTGTACCGTTCGAGACTGCGTTTCGAGAGGCCAACCACCACGGCGAGTTGATCGAGGGTAACGAGCTGAGCCACCCCCGCGGGGTGCGGAGAGTCCTGCATGAGATGTGAGTCCCCTTCTCCTGGCAGGATGCCGACAGACCGAGGCGGGACGATCCGTCGACTCTGAACCGGCGTACACTTAACAGCTGGCCCGATCCTGATTGCAAGGTCAGTAGCGAGTCATTCCGAGCAACCGACCGGGCAACCGGAACTGGCCGTTTTCCCTAACGCTTTCCATCCGCATAACATCCAGCCGGGCGGCAAATGTCTTCGACTCCCACCGGCGTCTCTGTCTGCACTTCTCGGCAATTCACGAACCATTTGCGAGTATAGCCCAGAATACCGCCCGTTGCCTCTCTGCGTTCAGTGTACCCTAGTGTACCGGAGTGGACCCGAGTGGACAAGGTTCAGGGCAACCCAATCGCGCAACCGTTACAATCCGGGGCGAGGCGTCCTCTATCCATCCCCGGCGCATATGCGCGGCGCGCCGCGCATACCGAGCGCATACCGCTGGTAAGTCAGGGGTTAGAAAGCGCATAATCCTACGGTTTCGGCGTCTCGACATGCTCCCGATACCAACGGTCGGCCTCGACGAGAGCGGTGAAGGGATCGGAGTGGTAGGCGTGATCGGTCCAGTCCTGAAACAGTTCGAGCGGGAAATAAGACGGTTGCGATTGCAGGACCACCCACAGCGTTCCTTCCTCGGTCTTCTGTGCGTGCCAGCCTCGCCTCAGCATGATGTCGAAGGCGTTGCGCGCCAGGGCGATGAATTCCATGTCACCCGGCTTGTTCGACTCGATGAGGTCGAATATCTCGCTGGCGTCCTTCGGATCGCCGTAGAACAGGCCGAAATCTCCCTTCGTGCCGAAACTCAAATTGAACCACGGTGCCGGCGTCAGGTTCGTCAGGTCGATCATTCTGTCTCCTTCGTTGGTTTGATTGTTCCCGGCCGCGAGTCGACAAGAACCGAAACCGGAATTCCGGTTTCGTCTGCGAGAGCCGCTAGGAACTCCTGCGTCGACTCGTTTCGCGATAAAGCTCTTGATTGCGCCGGGGAAGTTGCCGATAATACGGAAAGCAACGGACGGCACCCGTACGGGTGCGTCAGGCCGTTATCGGGTCCATCAGGACCGCCTCCTTTCGCTGCGATCCGTGCCGTGGTGACTGAGTTTGGCGACCTGGACACCACAACGCGGACTAGGTGAAGGGCGAAACAGCAAACGGCGGGTGATTCGTCACTTGCCGTTTGTGTTTTCCTGCGAGTATCGTTCGTCAGGTCGATCATTCCTTCCCCCCTTTCGTTGGTTTGATTGCTCCTGGTCGAGGCAGCGAGTCAACGGCGTGGCCGATGCCAGATTCCGACCGCTTGGCGTAGATCCTGAGTGTCAGGTTGCTGTCGGAGTGCCGGGCCAGTTCCAGCAGTGTCTTCGGGCTGATATCGGGCTGATCGGCAAGTCGTGAAATATACCACCCACGCAGCGAGTGAAAATCGAGGTGCAGCGGCGTCACCCCGTCCGCCGCGGGCTTCGTCCGCTCCACGCCAGCCGCTTCGAGGTCCGCCCGCAGGCACAGCCCCGGCGATCCCGTTCGCGTCCACGAGGTCCACAGGCCGCCGCCCTTGGCGAGCCACGCACGCAACTCGTCGGCGAGCCAGGCGGGAAGCTGCTGCGTGGCTGAACGCTTTTTCTTCCGGCTGAAGCTGGCCGCCACGGTCACGGTGGGCACGCCGTCAAGCGCGAACGACGCCCGTACCAGCCGACGCAACTCCCCTGCCCGGAAGCCGGTACTCATCGCTAATTGGTAGGCTAGTAGCCGTTGCGGGCCGCTGGTGCCGATCCGCACGGGCGCGGTGGGCAGGTAGTCGAACAGCCTCCGCACCTCGTCGTCGGTCGGCTCCCGTCGGGCGTGGCGGATGTCCTCCTCGGTCGACACCGGCCGCACACTGCGAAACGGATTGCGCAACAGCCTGTCCCCCTCGACGCACCACTCGGCAAACTGGCGGGCGTGCGAGAGGTAGTGGTTGCGCGTCTTCGGCCCCCTGCCCCGTCCTCGGCTGGATGGTCCGTGCCTGTCCATCACGGTTGCCAGGGCCGCCAGCGCTTGCCTGAGCGAATCCGCCGTCATGTCCGTGACCCTCCTCCAGCCGGCCAGCGTCACCAGCCGCAGAACCCGCGACCTCAGATCGGTGACGCGCTTCTCCGCGACCCCGCTGTTCCGCACGGAGCGCACCCACTCCTCCACCAGCTCGGCGATGGGCCGACGTGCCGCGGCAAGGGTCGGGTCGACGATGCCAGCACCCTCTCGCTCCAGACGCTTCTGGAGTGCGTCCAGGGCGACCCAGGCGCCTCTCAGGTCCGTGGTCTTGAGCGGTACCCGTCGCTTGACGCCGCCCGTGTAGAGGACGGCGTAGTAGCTGTCCGACTGTGTGACGACGTGCCGGGCGCCCTCTGTGCCCTTGCGGACGGGTCGGCCCTCGGCATCGAGGTAGCGGACGACGGTGACTCTGACGGGATGCGGCTGCACGCGCGGACGGGCCACGATGGGACTCACGGTGAGAGGATGACGTCCGTGACGGGAACGAGGCAGGATCAGTGTACCCCCGACGTGCGGGCAGGGGCAAGGACGGTAGGGGATGGGTGTGTCGGAGAATCCGGCGATGGTGGCCGTTATCGGAAATCCGATAACGGAGGAAAGTGGTTGACTGCTGACATGGCACCGACTATAGTCTATCTGGTAGACTGCCCCATCTCTCACGACGAGGTATCCACCGTGGCCAAAGCGAAGAAACTCCTGTCCGGCGGCAAGCGTCTGGGACTGTCCGGGCGCAAGGCCGTACTGATCGGCCTGAAGCCAGACGATCACGAGAAAATCCGCGCTGCTGCCGAACTCGACCGACGTCCGATGACACAATACATGATCGTGGCATCACTTGCGGCATCGGAAAAAAAGTTAGGAAAAGAGGCAAAGTAGTATCGACTATAGTCTGACTAGGGTGTAAGATACCTATGTCGGATGGATGAACGAAACACACGAACGGGAGATGACGATGACGCCGAACGAACTGCTCGCCAAGGCGGCGACCGTGGACGAGTGCCGCTTCGACGCGGCCGGCTACGAAAAGGGCTGCTTTGACGAGTTCGTCGAGCTGCTCACGGCGGCCGAAGACGGGCTTCAGGAGTCGCCGCAGGACTGGGACGCCTACCAGAATTTCGTGGTCTACCTCCAGTCGCCGAACATGGCCGCGATTTTTCAGGACATTATCGGCCCCGGCGCCGAGCCGCTGTCCGGCCGCCCAGCGTACACGGCCCAGGAGCGGAAGTGGCTGAGCGAACCGCGCCGCACCAGCCCACGCCCGCCCACGCTGTACTAGCCGACGAAGACGAAACGAAAAACACGAACGGGAGACAGGACGATGAACGAGATTACGATTGCCGACTTCGCTGGTGAGGCCGAAGTGGTCATTAACCAGATCGACCCGGAGCTAAACTACAACCGCGCCGACCTGTACGGGTTCGTCTCGGCCGCGTGGCCCTACGACGGCACACCGGCGGACGCGGCCTGTGAGTTCGCGAACTCGGTGAAGGCGGTGGACAGCGAGTAATTTCCAACTACAGGTGGCAATCTTAGCCGATCTCGGCAACGTGACATGGGAGATTATCGAGTGAGCACATCTCAGAAATGGTGGGCATGGGCCAAACGCCATCAGGTGCAGGGCGACCGCTACGCCAAACTGTACGCTCGGCTGGTTCGCAGCCCCCGCGCTGATCGCGAGTACTGCGGATACTAACCCTCACTCGCCCCGCCGGAAGCGCCGCACCAGCGGCGTGACCGGCGGCATGTCCCCGGTGGCGTACCGCTCCGCGCCGAGCACCTCGGCCAGCAAGTCGATCGCCTCGGCATTGCCCCGGCGATCCCACACCACGCCGACCCCATCCCAACTGCGCGTTTGTGCGGCCAGCAGCAGGCGCCACGGCATCGAGGCCGCGTCCGCGTCGTGCAGCCATGCCGACCAGAACTCCGGGTAGACCAGATCGAGCGAACGCTGGCACTCCAGCCATGCCCGGTGGCGATCCGCCCAGGCCACGGCGTCGCGCGTGGTCCCAATGTCGGGGAAGCGCTCCAGATCGCCCGACCACGGTACGCGCTTCATCTCGGGAACGGGTTGCGGCGTCGGCTCGGGGACGGGCAGACGTGCCGGCAGAGGGGCGCCGCGGACCTGCGACAGCCACACGGCAACGGCGAACAGAGCGGCGATGAAGACCCAGAACAGCAGATCCCCGCGCGCACGACTGGACATGACAAGCCTCCCTGCGGCGAAATGAAAACCACCCCAGCCGCTCTCCACAACGCACCGGGGCGGCGTGCGCGCCGTCGCATGAAGCCGTCGCGCACTACTCCGTGACAAACTTCTTGCCGGCCGGCGACGTCAGGAACTCGTCAATCACGCCGTCGGCGAAATGGTCGACGGACGCGATGGCCAGCTTGATGAGAGGGTTCGCGGTTTTGCTTTCCAGGTAGGTCAGGAACTCGTCAACAAACGCCTTGGCAGTCTCGGGATTCATGATTCTTCCCTCCTCGGTTCGGATCAGTCAGTATCACCAGCGGCCGTCATGCCAGAGACGGTCCGCGTTAATGCACATGCTAACGGCCAGCAGGCCCGGAAGAGCGGCCACGAGCAACACAAGGCCGACCCTGCGACTCACGTTGCGCGTTGTCCACTCCAGAAAATGCACGACGAACATCCCTCCTACTCCCCTGTCACGGCGTCAGTGCCAGCGTCATCTCTTCCACGGTTGACGCCTCAGCCTCGGCCTGGAAGCTCCACGCGAACGACTCAAGATTGCTCGTCACGAACGACGTGTCCCCGTCGACCTGACGGCATGCCGAGCGAAGCATCAGCCTCGTCCGCAGATGGTCGAACGGTCGCGGCGACTGTGCCCGGTCGCTGACATCCTGCGGCGAGGCCAGGCCGCAGCCGGCCAGCAGCGGCAGGAGCAGGGGCAAGAGCTGCAGCAGGATCGTGATAAAGGACGGCGTGGCCTGAAGGCCCGTCTCGGCGGTAACGCGGCTGATGATCGACTGAACCTTGAGCCGCTTCACGGCTTCGGCCGACAGGCCGGTTAGCTTCACGACTTCGGCTTTTGCCGACTTGGTTGTTGCGGTTGGCATTTTTCTCCTTTGGTGGTTTCTTCGGTCGCCCGCAGCCACTCGACGCGGGCCAGTCGTAGCGAGGCTTCGGCCTCCTCGACGTCCGAGTCTGACGCGACCTCGGCCTTGCGCAGCCGCAAGGCACGGTCGTACTGCCGTTGGCGGATGTCGACGATGGCCGCCAGGTCTTCGAGGATTTCAGCTGTCATCGGCTACGTCTCCTCTGTGGATACCGCCGCGCCGATGTATTTCACGCACTCACCTTCGCTTCATCAGCCTTCTTGCGGTCGCGCACCACGCGCACTTCGGTGCCGTAGCCGTTCTTCCTGATCCAGTTGTCAGCGAGCGTCGCCGTCGAAAATGTGGCCAGCGACTCCCATTTCTTCAATTCGGCGTTCCAGATTTCTACCCAGACGTTGCGTGTGTTCATTTGCTCCTCTGAAAGAAATCGGCTGCGTCTCCACTGTGGGCACTCACTTCTTCAGCAGCCGCTCCACCGCCTGCCGGCACTCGTCGAGCAGCGCCTGGGCGCCCTTGTCCTCGTAATTCGGCGGGGAGTAGGGCACCTGTACCGGATACTGCGGCTCCACTCCGTCGAGAACTTTGAGCGCGTCGCGTACTCCATCCTCGTAGGTTGCACTCGTCATGATCCATCCTCTGTGAGCACCGCACGGGTGCCGTACCGTTAGCGACAGGATCCCGACGCACAGGAACCACGCGCCGAGCGGAAGCCGCCGAACGCTGGAGCGGAGTAGTAGGCCGGTGCCGAGTAGTACGCCGGCACCGTCGCCACCCGCGTGGCGCAGTCGCACGGCTGACCCTGGTTGCAGCCGCAAGTACAGGCCGAGCTGCACACGCACGCCTTGCCCGCGTCGGCGACGGGCGTCTTGACGGTGGGCGGCGTGGTCGGTGCCGATGCCAGCTTGTCGATCTTCACGGCCAGGGCGTCAACCTTGGCCGACAACGCATCAACCTTGGTGTTGAGAGCGTTGATCTGCACCGTCTGCTTCTCCAGCGCGTCGAGCCTGTCGACGATGCTCTGGGCACGGCTCGCACCAGCGAACGCACACAGGGCAGTCAGGGTCAAAATGAATCGCATACTGATGAATCTCCTTGAAGCGCTCGTCGGATAGGCGAGCTGGCTGAGTAAAGACGATGACCAGTTCTTCTTGCTCGGGCGTCATCAGAACTGCTCCTGCTTGAGCACGGTGGCCTGATACAACATCGCCCCCGCGAACAGGGGCCGCAACTCGTTGACGGCTCGCTCCACGTCGTCGGCATTGCAGGCGAAATGGTAGACGCCCATGTCCACCGGGCACACGAGCAGCAGCACACGGCCATAGGGCAGGGGCGTCTCGCCGTTCCATTCGAGGCTGTACGTCATGTCACGGCTTCCTTTCACGGTTTCACTTCCCTGGTCCGAGGATGGCCTTGTTCAGCGCTTCAAGGTTCTTCAGGATGGCCTGATTGATGGCTTCCTGCTGCTTGTTGATGACCGCCTGCTCTGGCGAGATGCCCGGCGACGGCGGGGGTGGCACCAACGGCGGGAACAGAACGTCCAGCTGCCGGCGAATGTCCATGATTGTCGACGCCGTGCCTACGGGGTTGGCCTCGTACACACCGTCACTCTTGCCGAAGCCGCTGAGGGCAATCGTCTGCGTGCCCACCGGAACTGGCGATGGAGGAGGACCAGTGCCAACCGTCAACGACAGCGTGCCCGTCCCCGTCCCCGCCGTGTTGGTTGCCGTCACCGTGGCCGGGTAAACGCCGCTGCCCGTGGGCGATCCCGAGATCACTCCCGTCGTGGCCTGCACCGTCAGCCCTGTGGGAAGCCCCGACGCGCCGTAGCTGGTCGGTGTGTTGCTGGCGACAATCTGGTAGGTGAACGGCGCCCCGACTTGAGCCGATGCCGACGAGGACGTTACCACGGGGGCATTCGGACCCGGTGGGGGTGGGGGCAACGGCACAGCCGAGACGACGAATGGATCTTGCAGCGCGGCCACGGCTTTGTACGACAACCACGCGCAGGAGTCGCCCTTCTCCTTGGCGCCGCCCCAGCCGCTCCACTGGTTCTCCAGCAAGAACGCTTGCTTGGCATCCGACCATCCCCGCACGTTGATTTCGTGGTCGATGCTGCGACCTAGCGACGTGATGACCCCGCCGCTATAGTTGCTGAACTGGCCTCCCGCATCAAGGGCGACGTTGACACGCCCGTAGGCCATGATCGCGGCTTTGTAATTCTCGACTGGCGCCGGCTTGTCGGACTGGTCGTCCGTGATGAACAGCCAGTCTTTCGGGAACCATTTTTTCGCGTTCGCGGGAAGCCGACATTGACCGCTCCGCGCTTGATACGCTGGATAGTCGCTGTGCTGCTGGCCGTCCGCCGTGACGTAGGACTCGGCGGGCCAGCCGTTCTTGACCATCCAGTCAATGACCTCGGTTCCGTTACCACCGTTGCAACCGCCGAAGTTGTGGCAATCCATCCCGTATTGCGTGGCCAACCGGAATTCGTTGACCTTGCCGTAACCGGACTTCACGAAAGCGGTCGTGGCGGTCTTGCAGGTCGAGTACAGATAGCAGCTTCCACAATCGGCCTGATCGCCGGGATCGCCGGCCCAGCCCATGTCTGCCGCGTCAAACTCGGCCGGCGGCGTGGTGGCCCGCACCAGCGAGGCCATGCGGCCCTTATGCTTGACGAGCCGCTCCGCGTGGAGTGCTTGCTTGACGGCGGGCGTCGAGGGCCGGTAACCGGTGGCACGAGGAGGAGCGTCGGCCTTGACATCCTTCGGCTTCTCGACGGCATCGGGCGCCTTCTGCAACGCTTGAATCTCGGGAGCCGGCGCCACGATGGCCGCCAGCGACAGCAGAGCCATGCTCAGAGCGATGTGGAGAATGCGATTCACGATTTCACCCTCTGGTATTTCAGTTTCAGCGATGCTTCAGCGGCCTTGCGACCGCGCTCGCTCAAGGCGATCTTCTCCCGCACCTGCTCGGCCAGCGATTCAAACATGAGGGCGTCTTGCTCCGTGAACTGGCACCCTGAATTCTCCTCGATCGACTCGCGAACGTGGACGAACCACTGATCGAGGTAGCCCCATGTATCGGACCGGATGATCGGCCGAACCAGCGGCGCTTTCACGGCGAATCCCTCCGCTCACAGACTCAGCACGAGGCGAATCGCAAAGATCGCAACGCAGGCCACGACGACGATCCAGAATATCTGCACGGCCCACGCGGGGATCGACACGCCGAAGACGCGCAGGGCGACGTACACAATTCCGATGCACGCCGCGATGATGATGACGGCGATGAGCAGATCGCCGATGCTCCACTGCGTCCGAATCATGATGTCGGCGAACATGACACGTCTCCTCCACGGGATTGCGGACGGCGGGCCGGCGCCTCCTCTCAAGCCTCCGGCCGCCGCCGCAAGGACTCACGGCGTCGGTGCCGGGGCATCCGGCACGAGATCGTCCGTCACCTTGATCTGCGCGGCCAGGGCGTCCACGGATGCCTGCAACTCCGGCGTGACCGTGCCGCCCGCCGCAATCAGGGATTGCAGGTCCGTCACCATCTGGAGCGTCTTCGATGACTCCGTGGCGATCTTCTGGACCTGCGCCGTCAGGGTGTTGATCTGTACGGCGAGTTCGGCTTGCGTAGCCATGATCTTGACTCCGATCAGTTGTTGGAGGGCTTTCAGGGTTGCCTCGATCACATCGAGACGCTTGACGATTTCATGGAACATGACGTCTCACGCTCCTGGCAGCAGCAATGCCGCCGCGTCGGTTCGCTCCTTCATGCGCCGGGCGATCCGCTCGGCCCGCTCGAATCCGTCCTTGCGCTCGAACGCCCACTGCGCCGATTCGTTGAGCCGGGCACCGCTGGCCTCCTGCGTCCAGCGCATCGCTTTTTGCAGGTAGTTCTCGCTGGTGACAATCACGATGCTGATGCCGGCCAGCCGTTTGAAGAAATCAGGCTCGCCGGCCAACTCCTGACTGACAATCACCACGTCGATGGAGTTTTTCGTCAGCCGGACCTCGGCCTCTTCGAGCGTGTGGCACACCTCGACTTGCTTGTCGGCCGACGTCAGCAGAGCCATCAACGCGCCGATACAGGCATCCTTGTTCTCGACGAGCAGCACTTTCATTGCGGCTTGCTCCTGAGTTCCTTGACCTGATCCTCCAGCACCCGACAGCGTTCCTTGTACAGTGCCTCCGACATGCACACGGCCTGCAACTGATCCCGCAGGGCGTGTGCCTCGCGGGAGGACGCTTCCCGCAGACTCTCCAGCTGTTCTTGCAGGTCAGCCGCGTCCTTCTGGTGGTCGCGGACCAGTTTGCGGTACTGGTCGGCGATGAAACTCTGGTCGCTCTGCCGCACCTTCTGCCCGGCTTCCTGCGACTCGACGTCTGCGGCTTTGCGGTCGCGGATGAACTTGACCACGGCGGCGAGAATAGCGACCAGAGCCGTCGCCACTGCCCCAATGATGACCGAGAGAGGTTCCACCGCTACTGCCTCAGTTGGGGTCTATCGCTGCGTCACCAACCGTTCCCATCGCCTCCGTTTCAGGCGCCACCCCTGATTGATTCGTACCGTCTACGATGCCTTGCGTTTGGGCTTGGGAGCAAATCGACGCATGAGAGCCAGGGCCGCATCGAGGGCCGCGATGATGTCGCTGTCCTCGCCAAAGCCCGCCTTCGTGAACTGCTTCCGGGCCTGCTGAAGTCGGGTGTAACCGCGCTCGCCGCGCTGCTGTTTGCTCTCGGCCACGATGGGCCTGGTGCGCTCGAAAGCCTGCTCCTCGTGGTCGTTGACGATCTTCAGGCGTTCCTCGATCGGCAGCCCGGCGAGAACCCGGTTCGTCAGCTGCTCGACGAGTTCCGCCGTCGGCGATCCCTCCGCGACGGCCACGGCGCCGAACCAGACGCGGCGCCTCTCCTCGACGGTATCGAGCCGGGTCAGCGGTCGGGCCTGAGCCTCGTTCGCCGGGGCCGGTGTGCCGTCTCCAACTGGAGACACGTCGTCCGCGGCCTGGGCCGCCTCGATCAGTCGGTAGCCGTGCGCCCGCTCCATGCCCCAACGGGCCTGGCAGTACGCCTCAAACGTGACGTGATCCTGCCGGTAGAGGCGAGCGTCGCGGATGGCCCGCAGGTGCGTACCGGCCACACGATAGGACCGCAGGGCCGTTTCGATGGCCCCTTCGCGGTGCGCCAGTTCATGGCCCTCCTCACTGCTCAGTCTCTCGATCATCAGCGGCATGTTCAGACTCCGCAATTTGTCGGGGGCGACGTTGACAGCGGTCATCGGGGTGGAACAGATCGTAGCCGTTGCTCTCGCGCCAGATGTAGAAGCGGATCAGGGCTTCGTGAGACTTGACCGCTACCGGCTCGGGGATGCCCCGCTCCGGCTCGGCGTACTCCTCGGGCTGCCAGTGCAGCAGCAGCGCGCCCCACTCGGCAAGCGTCAGTTGGTGGTCGCGCTTCTCCAGAGCCTCGATCAGACGGACAGCGTTGGCGGCGCTGCGCTCTGCGGCGGATCGCTTGCGCGGCATGACGAGACTCGCAACCCTGCGCTGCATCAGCACACAGAACCCCTTCTGCGTGGGAGGCAAATAGCGTACAATCATTGCGTCGGATGGGATTTGCAGCGGTAAGGAAGGGGAGGCGACTCACCGGGTTGCGCTTGGTGAGCCGCCTCCTGCCGCTTCTGAAGTGAGAAGTTAGCACAAATCGAGCGCGCGAACAAATCAACTCACGCCGGGAAGAACCACATCGCAATCGCGTCCCGCACGCCGGACGTCACCAGCGTGACCTCGTGCTGATGCTCCAGCGTGGTCAGGAAGCCGACGAGCAAGCCCGGATGCGGCACGATCTCCATGCCCAGCATCGGGAAGCGCAGCAGCCCGCCCGTGAAATCCGTCTCGCCATCGGAAAGGTAGAGCATCGCCGACGCCACACGCCGCGGCGTGTGGTTGGGTGTGCCGTCGAGCTTAACCCCGTCGGCGTGCAGAACGTGACTGCCTCCCGCCAGGACGCGCGTGTAGGCGACATAGTCGGGACGAAGTTCAGGCAAATCGAAGCGGGCGCGGAGAAGATCGGCCACGTCGTCGACCACTGTGGGCACAGCCAGAACCGCAGTCAGGGCAATGTCCGTCGTGGTGATGCCGCGTGGCCGGATACTTCCCGAGGCGAGGCCGGCGGCGTAGACCGTCCGCAATTCGGCGCAGACATCTGCTTTCATGAATCCGGGCACGATCAACGGCGTCGGCATGTCGACCTCACCCGTAAACGCTCATCACCGCAGCCCACGCCACCAGCGGTCCGGTGCTCAGCGTGGCATCCGGCGTTGATCCCGCCGACGCTGCTACATCATACCCTTCCGTGGCGCTGACCAGAATGCTCGGCGATACGTCCTGTCCGCCAGACGTGAACGGTGAGGCCCACGTCCACGCCCCCATGACGCCGATCAGGAGGAAGCCGGCCTGAGCGTATTCGCAGTCGGCGGCCGTCACTCCACTCATGACCACATCGGGCGAGTTGTTGGTCATACTGGCGTTGCCGCCCGAGTCGCGGAAGTTGTTGACGAGCCCCGTCACATTGATGATTTCCAGCGTAAGGGTGGCGTTCGTCCCCGTGCTGGCGGTCAACGTCATGGTCTTCCCCGACGCCGTCGTTACCGGCATCGAGTAGATGGCGACGTAGCCCGTGACGCTGTCGAAGTTGGAGGCGAGCAAGCGACTGTCATCGTCCGTCATGGCATTGCCGTCGAAGGTTACGCCGGTGATGGTGATGCTGCCGCCGTCGTTGCGCGTGACCGTTACCACGGCGATGACGATGCCCGTGCTGACGCTCAGACTCGTCGCGCTGAGCGTGCTGCTGCCCGTGTTACTGAACGACCCAAGAGGCGTCCGCGACACACTGCAAGCCGGAGGCGGTGGAGGTGGCGGAGGGGGAGGCGACGGCGGAACGGGCGGAGGCGGTGGAGGCGGTGGAGGGGGAGGCGGTGGGGGTGGAGGAGGTGGCCACGGTACGGCGGTCGCCGGTACGACGATCCCACCCTTGACCACGTCGCCGTCGCTGATGGCCTGGGCCAGCGTCTTCTCGACGCCCACGAACAGAGACAGAGTGCGAACCACCGCGAAGGCTGAAGCGGGGTTAGCGTTTAGTACCCAGATTGAGTAGCCGGTGTCGGTTCGCCATGATGCCGTACCGTCATTGGCTGATCGAATCGCAATAATGTCATCACCGGTCGCGATCGAAGTAGTGGTCGTTGGGATGTAGAGGATGGCACCGCTGGCGTCAAACGTGGAGTCAGAGCCAAACTCGATGCCTCCGACACCCTCGCAGTTGATCCAGAGATTGCCCGGCGGGTCGATGAAGGAATTGTCATCAACGCCGATCACCAGAGCATCGACACCCTTGCTGCCGGCCCCGAGATACTGATGCGACAGGTTGACGTCGCCGCTGTTCGTGTGGCTGGCGTCGGTGTCGCTGCCTTCCGTGTCCTCTTCGACGTTGACGATGCCAGCATCCGGCGCACCGAGGATGCGAAAGCCGCCGTTGTCTTTCGTCAGCGTGAACGTGCCCGCCTTGCTACCCCACGCCGCGCCGAAGGCGGGCGTGCCGTCGTTGACGTCGTACAGCACCGCGGCGGGAAAGGAGCGGTGAACCTGACCCCGACTGCCGCCCGGAATATCGACCGGACCGTTGACGAACAGTCGCGGCTGCGAGTCCAGCGTTGGCGCCGTGGCCGTGGCAACGCCGTCCGTGTCCTGTCCCGTCAGGGTCACGAGTCCGTAGGCCGGAATCGGATCGGTGCCCGTGTTGCGGACGGCGATCCAGCGCACGGCATCGTAGAGCGGCGAACGGTCGGCCGTGCCCTTGGGTGCCCGCTCGAACCACCCTTTGACCTCGCCACCGGCAGCGAGGATGTCGCCGATGGATTCGCCCGCCGCCTCGGGGTTTGTCTGCGTGGCCACGGCGGCCTTCTGCAATGCCTTGAGGTACTCCAGTTGCAGACGCAACGGGAACTGCGGGACGTACAGGTCGTGTTCGCTGTTCAGGCTGGCCCGCGTCTCGATGCCGTTTTCATCGCGCGTCCACGTCACTTGCTGAATGGCCCCGTCCATGACGACGGGAACCAAGCCGTTGTAGATCCGCTCACGGCCTAGGCGAGTCTGATCGTACTTCGACGCCTCCAGCAGCAGATAGAACCGTGCCCGCTTCTTGGCGTCCGGCAGGTCGTTGACGGTGGCGAGCGGCTTGGCGATCTTCGTGGGGTCGTAGATGGTGATGTAATTCACCTGCACGTCGTCGTGTTTGATTATCAAGGGCGCCGTTCCCGCCTGCGCGCCGGGGAAGATGTAGACCTCTTCGGCACGCACTACCTGATGATTGATGGGGTCGCGGACCTGCACGGCGGTTTCAAGGACGAGGCTCGACGCGCTGATGATGCCCGTCGATGCCGTGGCCGCCGCTTCCAACTGCTGCAAGATGGTGCCGCCCGGATTTTCCAGACTGAAGACGTGATCCGAAAATGTGACCAAATGCCGCGCTGCGTCGATGCTGAACGGCACGCGCACTTCTTCGTTTGGTTTGGTGATCTCCAGGCCCGCCACGCGGACCACGCCGGTCGTCGGCCAGAAGTAGGAACCGTAAACCTTCGCGGGCCTATTCCTGGCGTACCCGTTGTAAAAGTCGAGCGTCAACGTCGAGCCGTCGAACTGGTCAATGACGTTGTCGTCCTGCTTCGTCGGCACGATCTGCAACACCTGCTCCGATTGCAGGATCAGTTGTTCCTTGCGGAGAATCCGTCCGAAGCCGGGAATGTTCAGCGGAATGGTGGCGTCGGTGGGATCCTGCAACACGACGCGGTAATACTTGAACACGCTCTTTCGAGCGAGTTGCAGCGCTTCCAGCCTGGTCAGCCGATCGGTCGCTACCACGTTGGCGAACACGGGCGGGATGTCGTTGTCCCACGATCCTTTCTTCGGCGCCTTCTTCAAGTTGGGCGTCAGCCGGGCCGGCGCCGTCGCCGCGGCAATGTAGGTGAACGGGTCGCCATTGGGGTTGCCGTTGACACCCGTGAAAATGCTGGCACCGTCGAAAGCCGTGATCTTGAGGGCAGCCAATTGAGCGTTGGCGTTAACCGCCGCGGCCAGGCCCGCCGTGACGTTGGCCACCGTGCCCGCCGTGGCCGTGAACGAGACAGCGATCCCGTCGAGGATGAGCGTGAACACCTTGCCGATGCTCACCGTCGCCGGGTCGAACTCGACGAGCTGGCGCACCTTGCCACCGGGCGGCGCATAGGACAGATTGTCGATCGGCCGCAGCATCCCGTCCCAATCCTCGCCGACGGCCTGTAACTGCATGCGGAGTTGGTAGCGCGTGATGTCGCCGACGCACAGGATCGAGTCGGGCCGTCCGAGTTTGGGTAGGACGAGGCTATCCTTCTGGATGCTCCCGTCCGGCAGCGTGTCGCCGATGCCGACGGGGACGATGGCCACCGTGTTGGAGTCGTGGCGCAGGACGATGCGGCAGCCGAACGCCTCGGCGAGCTGCTGAAGCATCTGGGCGGGATTCGCGTGATCCCACGACACGGGCGGTAGTTCGTCGTTGGGAATGATGATGGTGTAGCCGACTTCCTGCATCCTATCGAGCAGGATCTTGCACAGGTCGCCGGGGCGTTGCAGACTCCACGGTAGGTACTTCTTCGCCGGCGCTAGTCGCGGCCCGGCGTTGGGATTGAGCGGACCGAAGTACCCGCCGCTCGGGTCGACCGTATTGAAGACGCCGTCCACCCAGCCCAGCGACCAGCGCCAGCGACGGTCTTCAATCTCCAGCAGCAGCCACTCGCCCTGCTCGTCCTTGTGGGCACGAGCATTGCGTAGCCGGCAGTCATACAGCACGACCGCCGTGCCCTGCTCGTCGGTGTAGACGAGGTTGCCGTACTGAGCGACGACGACGTCCGGCGTCTGCGGATTGCATCGCAGCACGGTGACGCTCGGCGTGATGCCGTGCGACATGGTCGTGGTCGCCCCCTGGATGGAGACGACGCCCGGCCAGCTAACCGTCCCGTAGATTTCTCCGGCCATGCTGACGGCCCTCAGATGGTCGGCGTGATGTTCTTGCCGCGCTGAATGGTGACGTCTTCAAAGCCGCATTCCGTCAGCGTGATGGGATTGCTGAAGGTTATCCGCTTGTTCGGATCGAGCAACTTCGCCCCGCCATACATGGTGCAGTTTGTGATCGTGAATGCGACCTTGGATCGGCTGGCGTCGAAGACGCAATCCTTGCCGATGGTCAGGGCCGTGATGGTTCCTGACGAATCGTGGAACAGTGTGCCGGCCCCGAATTGCATCTTGACAGCCGTCAGCGTGCCCGAGAGCCGAACGTAGGCGTCGCCTTTCGTGATCGTCCACGTTCCGCCGACGGCCCCGTTGACCGTGAGAACGCCACCGTTCTGATTGATGGTCGTGAGCGTGCAACCCGCACCGCACCACACCACGGCGTCGGAGGATGGGTTGCTCTCCGAGCCGAGGTTGAGCGTTGCCACCGTTGCCGAGAACGTATTGTCCCAGGCGATGCCCACGTCCCCGGACCGTACCGTCACCACGTTGGAGGCGTGCGTGCCCCGCCAGCGCAGAGCGGGAACGCCCGCCTCCTTGGACGCGCCAGTGGCGTAGACGTTGAGCGTGGTCTGGATCGCCTGTCCATTGATGCGGATGCGTCCCGAACCTCCCCCGCCGCCCTCGCCGACGTTGAGCGTAGTGATGCCGACCAGCAATTCCTTCTGACGGTACTCGTAGTAGCCGCTCGTCACGTTGATGTCGGGGAGGCCCAGATCGCCCGTGAACGTGCTGTGCAGATTGAGGCTGGTGAGCGTCACGGCGTTCTGATCGAGTCCGTACAGAATGTCCGTGGTGGTGTCGGAAAGGTAGACGCTATCGCTACCGGGCACGCCGGACGCCGACCAGTTGGCCGCCACGTTCCAGTCGTTCGGGCCGCTCGACGTTGTGACCGCCGTATCCGAGGTCGTTCCCGATCCGCCGCTGACGCTGGAAACTGCCGTGAACGGCACGCCCGCCACGGTAGCCGTCAGGGTGACGGTGTCCGTCGACACGGAATAGGTGATCTCGGCGAACTCGGCGATTGTCGAGGCGGCCAGCGCCGCTTTGAGGTCCGCCGCCGTGGTGTTGGCGTTGGTGTCGCCGAGGACGGACACGACCTTGCCGTTCAAGGTTTCCTTATAGGTGGTCGCGGCGTCATACCCCGTGATCTGCGTCGTCATCACCTGCGCGACTTCCACCGCGTCGCCACGAAAGAACTTGTTGGCCATGCGTCACCTCACCCACAACGTCGGCACCGCAATCAACGGCGATGTCGAGACGAACTTGTACGAGTATTCGACGCGGTAGTCCTGATACTTCAACCCCATCCGCCGCGGAGCGTGCGGCGTGATGGTCGGCGTCTCGACCAGGAACGCCGGGAACTTCGGCGGCGCAATGGTCAGCGGGTTGGGCTGCGACAGGTAGCCGACCATCACGCCGCTCTGCGTGGCCAGATATTCCGTCTGCCGGAAGGTGGTCTGAATCTGCGGCGGTCCGTTGATGGCGCGCCGGGCAATGCGAACCGGCCCACCCCCGCTGAAACTGATCGACTCCTGAAAGTCCATTAGCATCCGTAGCGCCTGCGGCAGTGGATACTCGGCTTCCGCCGTGGCCGTGAAGTGCTGCTCCAGGGCGTAGGCCGCGCCCTTCGTGTGGTCCCAATTCGGCCCGCTGGTGATGCGGACGCCCGTTGTACTGCCACGGTTGAGCAGCAGCGTCGCGGACGGCGAGCCGGTGTCCGTGAAGAGAACCAGATCCTTGAACGGCTGAATGAGGGCGGCTTCGACTAACTCCATCTGGAGCGAGACGGCGGCCTGACCATCTCCGTAGACGTAACCGCCGAAGTTCCACGCCACGCGCTGCGCGATCACCTGACCGCCGTGGTTGTACACGAGGTCGCGGTGCGTCGTTACCTCGGTCGCGTTGGCGACCCACAGGAAATTGCCGAAGCCCAGCTGCAACGGTAGCGCCCTCCGAGCCGCTCAGGGTAAGCGGTCGGGGAGGACGGAGGCAAAATGGTTAGCGCTTGCGGTGCGGTCCGGGGCGTGCGAGAATCGGCGACGGCTTCACATCACTGGAGATTCGCCGTGTCCATCATTCGCTTTTCATGTCCCAACTGTCGGCAGCCGTTCACCACCAGCGCGAACCGGGCAGGGTCGAAGGGATCGTGTCCGGGTTGCGGGCATCCCATCGAGGTTCCGTCCCCGCGCCAAGATCCCTTCGACTTCGACCAGTCTCCCAACAACGACCTCGTACCGTCGCATCGGCGGCGCGACGAATCGCCAGGCGGGTTGATCTGCTCGATTTTGTCGCTAGTCCTCGGTGCCATCGGCGTGATCTTCTTCCCGTTCTTTTTTTGCCTCGCCGGGCTGGTTCTCGGCGTCGTCGGCATGGTGCTTTGTCGCAGCAAAGGCATTGCCATACTCGGCTTCACCGTCTCCTTTATCGGCCTGATTGTCAACATCGTCCTGCTGATGTACATGGTCGTGAACCACGAACTCTAGCGCTACTGTCCGCCGAGAATATGCCGCAGGAAGATGCTCAGGTCAAATTTCTGCCGCTGGACCGCTTCGTTCTTCTTGATGGCGTCGATAATCAAATCGCCGATTCTGTCGATGGCCTTGGCGACCTTGGCGTCGAGATCCTGCTGGTTGAGGTTCAGTTGCACGTCAACGCGAGCCTGAACTTCCATCCGCTCCTGCCGTACTCCGGCCAGTCCCTTGGCAATGTCCTCCTTGCGCTCGCCGGTCAACTCCCGCACTTCGCGAGTGAAGGGATCGGCCTCGCCCTTGCGGATGCGTTGCTGTTCCACCCAATCGTGCGCCACCCGGTCCGCCCATTGCTGCTGAACAGGCTGGAGCGATTCAAAGCCCTTTTCCTTGGCTTGTCGCAAGGCTTGCAGGGCGAGCGCTTTTTCCGCCGCGTTCATGCCGCCGGCCGCGGCTGCCTGACCGCGGAACCGTCCCTCGATCTCCTGCATTCCAGCGAGGCGTGCCTTGTCGTGTTCGAGTGCGGCCTTGGCCTGCTCCGCTTCGGCCCTGGCGAGATTGACGAGCGCCTGCTTCTTCTGCTCCTGAATCGCCTGCACCGCAGCGATGTTGCGTTCAACGCCCAGGATCGCCTCATTCTCCTTGCGAACGACAGCGACGGCTTCCTTGCGGCGATCCTCGCCCGGCAGGGGCACGCCGCCAGCGGTCGCGGCGCCCTCAATCCGATTGGCGATGAACTTGTTGATCGGATTGAGGGCGTGTTGATGGAACCCGGCGACGGCATCGAAGAATCCCGGCTCGCTGGTTTTCTTGCCTTCGCGGTCGATGGCCCGGCGTTGCGAGGCGAGGCGTGCCGCGTCGCGCTGCCGGATGCCAAGTTCCTCCTGCCGCGTCACCAGTTCGCTATCGAGCTTGCCGATCAGGTTCTTCTGCGTCTCAACTCCGCGTTTGGCCTGCGTGTCCGCCAGCGCCAGCGGCGCCTCACGCTCGAATTGCCGAATGGCCCGCTCGTCGAGAATGTCACCCTTGTAGCGGGGTCGCGTGAAGGGAATGGCGCGGTTGGCCTCGTCGCGGGCCTGCGCCTCGAACTGCTGGAAGCGCTGTCCCTGAATCGCCCGACCTGATTGCATGGCCGCAGTCGCGTAGGCCGTGTCGCGCTCCATCTGTTCGCGGTTCTTGCGGATGGCCTCGGTCGTGCCGTTGATGGCGTCTTCGAGGTTGTGCAGTGAGCGCGACAGCCCGCCGACGATGGGTAGCGCTTCCGCCGTGGCCCGTTCCTTCTGGAAGTTGGAGAGACTGGCGTTCTGCTGGATGTTCAGGGCGTTGGCCCCAAACTCTGCGCCAGACTGAAGGCCGCGCATAACTGCGTAAACCGGACCGATCGCCGCCAGCGCCGCCTTGATGCCACCGAAGGCGTCAGCCTTTTCCGGCGGTTCCTTCCCCCCGAATCGTGGCGTCCCGCCCGTCCCTGTGCCACCCGCCCCGCCCCGCATCTTCTCCGCGAACTGCTGGAGCGAGAGCGAGGCATTGTTGATGCGCTTGGTAAACTCGTCGAGTGCGGACACAGGACCGCCGCCGCCCGGCCCCGGCTGCGTCCCCGGCACCGTCCCACCCGGCGGAATCGGTGGTCGTGGCGCTATCAGCGTTGTCGGAATCCCCGCGATGCCCGCCAGCATGGTCGACGGCGCCCGTGGCATGGTCGGCGGAACGAAGGGCAGCGACGGCGGACCGGGCGGTAGCGGCCTCGGCATGGTCGGCGGCGCCGCTGCCCGTGCGACCGCAGCCTGCGCTGCCTGAGCAGCTGCCGCGAGGTTGTTGGCGTTGAACTGTACATCCACGGAAATTGTCGTGGCCACGGCTCACCGTCCTCTCAGCATCAGACTCGGCAGCAACATCAGCAGGCCGTCAATCTTCGCCGCCAGCGTCGCACTGTCCAGCCGGTCGCGTTCGTCCTCGATGTCGCGGAAGACGGCCGCCTGCTCACGCACAAGAGCGTCGTCGGGAAAATTACCGACGGCCAGACATTCGCGGTAGTGCTGGTAAGCGTACCAGACGCGCGGCGTGATCTCCACGGCATCGGCACGCTGCTTCGTCGGCGTCTTGGGGCACTGGTGACAGGGCGTGCCGGCGTTGAGAGGGCGGTACATGGGAAGCGTCTTCTTGCCTGTGCTGTCCCGACGCAGCGAGCGCGGCCCCATGCGGTCCGGCGTGTCATCGTAGAGGAAGCGCTGGCAATCGGCACAGGATCGGTCGGCTACCTCGGGATGCAGAATCAGCACCCGCGCCGCCGTGCGCAGCCGATCCAGCGTCAGTTTTTTTCCGCGTCCTCGCTGCTGTCCTTGCTGCGTGGGACGTAGCCGCACACGAAGGCAAGGATGCCGGAGAGCGTCTGCGGATGCAGGGCTTCGAGCGTGGCCTTGCTGACGACGGTGCCGGCTCGGTCCCAGCTGATGATCTGCTCCACCAGCATGGCGAGGTCAGCGTCCAGTTGCTCGTCCGCCGTACCCCGGACGCGCTTGTGGTTGTAGCGGTACGTCTGTCGCGTGCTGAGCGGGCGGTAGGTGAAACCGATCTGCCGTTTCGAGCCGGGTCGTTCGTCGACCTTATCGTCGTAGGTCTGCCCGTCGTCGATGGGTTCGGCCATTGTCTTTTGTCTCGTGGAGATGGGCGAGAGGATGTCAGAACGTGCTGTCAAGAACCGTCGTAAGCTCCTTCGTCGTGGAACTCATGTAGGCGCGTCCCTGGATCGACTGCATAACCTCGTTTTTGCCCTGCCACGTCGGAGAACGCCGACCGAACACGAGGGCCGCCATCGTGAGAGCAAGGCTGACGCTCGCGTTCGTGAAGGTCGCCACGGTTGCCACGCCTGCCGACCCTGAGTTGTACACGGCTTCGGCGGCACCGTAGGGCAGCGACATACTGCAGGTGATGGTCCGGTCCATCGGGTTGACTTGCGAGAGCGTGATGTTGTTCTCGAATCGCTCCCGATCCAGATGGTTGTCGATGACCAGCTCAAACGACTCGACTTCGCGGGGAGTGCTGGCGACGGTAATGGCGCCGCTGGCGTCGAAGAACATGAACGGTCCGGCGGTGGCGTCGAACGTCAGGGCGGGGAACGATCCAGCCGTACCCGCGTTGCTTACCGTCTCATCCTTGCCGACGACTTCGAGGTCCAGCGTCACAGCACCGCCGCGCGTGGAACGGATCGTGGCCTTGTCCACCTTGCAGCCGTTGTAGACGTAGACCTTGCCCGAGGTGCCGTCATCCCTGCCGATCATCACATACTTTTCGCCGAGAGCGTCGGCAAGAGGATACGAAGTTCCTGACGGCGTGCCACCGTAGATCCACGGCAGAAGCACCGCCCATTCGACTGGCGTGGGCTTGAGACGAATCGGCCCAGAAACGTGGCGCAGGCCGGGCCGCGTGTTCTCCTTCGACGAGGAGCGCGTACCGCGCATGCCGTTACCGTCGAAGATGTCCTCGACGAGAACGACGTTGGCCTCGTCGAAATTGAGCCGTTCGCCGGCAATGGCAGGATCGGCCGCGGCAACGGCCAGTCTGGTTGCCCACCCGTAAACGCCACTCGACATGCTTCACCCCCGCAATTGATGACGCTGACAGTGTGACCGCAGACGAGCAGTGAAGGCAAACCGGCTACCCGCGCGGCTCGCGCGATCGACACAGCACGACAAGCCCCATCGTCACCACCTGAAACTCCTGCACCTTGAAATCGACCACGGGCATCAGGCGCGTCCGCACGTCGATCACTTCCGTGACGCTGGGCAGAAGGCGCCGGTGCCGCAGTGCCCGGTGGATGCGCTGTCGCCAGAGCAGGTAACGGGATCGCTTCTCGACGGACATGGAGTCGGAGCGGTCACAGATCCACACACGCACGGGGTAGAGGATGTCGTCCGTGCTCGTCATCGTCAGGTCTTCTTCCTCAGCCTCGCCCTCGATGGTGATGAGCACGGCGGGATACATGAGGTTGGCGTCGGTGGGGAGAATCTGGTCCACCACGCGGGACGGGTCGAGGTTCGGCAGAACGAGTGTCTGAATGATCGCCTTGATCGCCAGCACGCAGCGCTCATGAACGGCCTCGGCGTTGTTGGTGACGAGGAAGGGGTAGAGCGAGGTGAAGACACCGCCGTTGGCCTGCACGAGTGCGAGATAGTGCCCATCGTTGAGCGAGAGAGGGACGTTGCCGTCCCCCGTGCGACTGCCTACGGGAGAGAGCGAGTTGCCGCTTGCCGACTGGACGTAGACGATGTTCGACGCGCCCGCGCTGCCCGTGATGCTGGCCAGCGCGCCGGTGCCGTCACCGTTATCCGTCACGGTCAGTGCGAGCGTCACGGCTTGCCCCCGATCAGCCCGGCGGCGAATTCCGCCGTGGCTTGCTCCATCCTGGCGACGAGAGACGGCCCCACGCCGATGAACCGCCGTTGCGGGATCCTGCGCGTCCCCTCGTTATGCCACGCCGCCCGCGGCAGGGCCGAGCCGAAACGCAGGCTGGTCGCCGTCACCTCGTCGATGTTGCCCGCGCCCCCGGCTGCGGACACGCTGGCGGCGAGGATGCCCGTGTCGCGGAGCAGTTTCGGCGACGTACCACGTTTCTTCTTCTTCAGCGTGGACGGGGCGAAGCGTGCCCACGCTGCGCCGGTGACGGGATCGGCTTCCTTCGCGAACGCCTGGCGAACGTCGCCGATGATGAGCAGCCGGAAAATCTTGATGAGCGGCACAAACGAGGCGCCGGCGAGGGCACGGGCTTTGGCCGCGGCCCACGAGGGAAGATTGTCGAGGGTGATTGTCTCGTCGGCCACATCACCACCGGATTTCGTCGGGGTTGCCGAAGACGTCATAGTCAGATGTCGTTATCGCGCCGAATGACACGTTGCCGTCGGTGCTGTCGGGCTTGATGAGCTTGGCGCTGACCCGCAGCGTGATGCACGCCAGTTTCTTTCGCACGTCGTAGGCGTCAATCGCCACCTTATCGAAAACACTCTGCCCCTGTGGCATGCTGCTCAAGTACCACAGCGATAACTGCCTCTCCCATGCCGCCCCGTCATCCCAGGCGTCAATCTGATCTGATGTGTAGCCTCGGGCCAGCAGAATGGTTGCGACCTCGCCCGCGGCTAGCGCGTGACAGCGCCCGACGTTGTTGGACCACGACGACACGAGGTCATCCACGTCGACCTTGAGGGCGTCGGCGAGATCCTGCTTGACCTGCTCGTCAGTCGTAAACATGGTTGTCGGCATGAGCGGCAGTATGCCGACCGCGGCGGGGCGGGAGCAAACCGGCATCAGGCCACGACGTTGAGGATGCCCTGCAACTTGAGTACGGAACCGCTCGATGTGGTGATCTGGCATTCGAGCGTGTAGGACACGCCGGCCACGCCCCCGGAGATGCGGACCTGCACCAGCAGGTTGTCAATGGTCGCTGATCCGACCGTCAGACCCGACGGCAACGAAGTAACCTCGGCGGTCGAGATCGTCTCGGAGTCCTCGGAGAATTCGCCGAACGCCGAGAAGTCAAAGTTGTACACGCGCGACCAGTCAACGCGCTTGGTGCGGACCGTCGCAATCAACGTACTCATGGTGACGGCCCTCCCTTCCACGATCGGCCAGGATCGAAACCCTCGAACCTCTGGCCCTGATCCCGCAGAGTGAAGCCTCGTCCGGGGTCAACACTCCCGAACGGCGTACCGCCCGCCTCGAACGCCACGGGCTGAATGATCGTGGCCACTGCCGCATCCGTCGTCGTCGGCGCACTGCTGATCGAGCGCGCCATGGCCAGAATGCGAGCGAGGGCGTCCGTGCTCGACGGCGTATCGTGCGCCGTCCGGCTGTTTGACTGCACACGCACAACACTATCCGTCGTCGTCGGCGTTTCCGTGGCCGATCGTACCAGCAGCGCGTTGCGTACCGGCACGTCTACGGTGGACACAGAATCGACGAGAACGCGCACCAGTGTCAAGACGCGCGGCGCCGCGTCCGTCGTGGTCGGGCTGTCGGATACCGTGCGGATTTTCGCGGACGTGCTGGCGATCGACTCGGCTGTGGCCGGGGAATCCGTGGTGGTTCGGATGATGACGAAGGACCGTACCACGCTTTCCGTCGTGGCCGGGGCGTCCGAGATCGAACGGAAAAATGTGCCAACCCGCGCAGCGCTGTCCGTCATCAGGGGCGAATCGCTCACCGTACGCGCCAACGTACTGACGAGGACAATGCTATCCGTCGTCTGCGGCGAATCCGACGTCGTCCGCACCAGTGCTGCGACACGAACGGTGGCGTCCGTCGTCTGCGGTGAATCGCTGGCAGCGCGGACCAACGTGCTGACGATGGCGATGCTGTCCGTCGTGGCGGAAGCATCGGCGAAGGCGCGAGTCACGAAGACGAGCTGAGACGCCACATCGGTCGTCGCCGGTGCATCGCTCGCCGTCCGCACCAGCGATGCGATGCGAACGATACTGTCCGTGGTCGCCGGAGCGCTGGTCAGCGAACGGGTCACCGTCAGAACGCGGGTGGCGGCGTCGGTGGTCGCCGGCGCATCCGTGGCCGAACGTAGCTGAGCTTTGACCGCGTTGACACTGTCGGTCGTCGCCGGACTGTCCGCAATGGCCCGGACCAGCGTCGATGCAACGGCCAGTGTTTCCGATGTCGAGGGGAAATCGACCGGCACGCGAATGAGGGTGCGCACCGCCGAGACGCTATCAGTGGTCTGCGGCGCATCGCTGGTCGTGCGGACGAACGTGATGGCTCGCACCACGCTGTCCGTCGTGGCGGGCGAATCATCGGTCGTGCGCGCGGCCGAGGCGACCCGGTCCACGCTGTCCGTGGTCAGCGGCGAATCCGCAGCGGTAATCGGCGGGGGCGGTGGCTTCGGGAACGCCGTGTAACTGCGGCGCGGGTTGTAAAGCTGCCAGCGCGTATCGGGCGCGAACATGGCCAGCACTTCGGGCAGTGTGATGGCACGATTGTAGAGGCGCAGGTCGCACAGCAGGCCGTTGAACTGTGACCCCTTGCCGTCGTCGTCCGAACCAATGAAGAAAATGCCCTGAGGCGCGTTGTCTCCCGCTGAGAGCAGGAAAGGTACTGGCGTGACCAGCGTGCCCGAGGGCGAGCCGCCCGACTGGTCCATGTCGAATTGCCCGTCGACGTAGGTAGCCATTGTGCCGCCGCCGACGTCGGGACTCTCATAGACGGCAACGATGTGATGCCAGTTACCGTCGTTGATCGGCACGCGGCCGAAGATGCTGGCCTGAGAGCCGCTGCCGTCCACGTCCCATTCCGCGATGATGCGGTCCTGAGCGTTTGGCATCGAGCAGCCGAATCCGTAGCCGGGGAAACTCGCCCCATCGAGGCAATCAAACGTCACAATGTACATGTTCGGCGGGTTGTTCGCCTTGTCCACCTGCCCCGGTGGAATCGTGACCTTGACCCATGCAGCGATGCTGAAGGACTTGGAGGTTAGTTTGGCGGGGTTCAGGCCGCCGCTGATGCGCCCAAAATCGAGCGGGTCGGGGAACCCGCTGACGTACCCCGTGTTGCCAGTCACCTTGTAGTTGCGGGCCAGCGTCGGTGTGTTATTGGCGCCGCTCGGTAATCCCCCGTCCCACTGCGACACGATGCCGAAGTACGGATCGTAGGCCCACAACGTATTAGTCGGCCTGCCGATGAAACCGTAGGGGCCGACGTCGAAGATGGTGCCCCCGCCTTCCCAAAGTGGGAAGACGGCGACCAGATTCCGCATCTGCTCGGACTCCTGATTGAGTCCGATGAAATCCGACCGCTGCGGACGCCGGTTGTGGGTGTCCGTCAGGCCGAAGATGCGCTGAAGCAGGGAGTTGGTGCCGGCCATGTCTCGCTCAGGCGTTGGAGTAAATGAGGCCGCACTTTATCTTCGACACGCATTGTTGCGGAATGCCGAACTCGGTGGCTAGTGACCGCTGACTCTCGCCCGCCAACGCTCGACGACGGACATCAGCGGCTTGCGCATCGGTCAGAGATCGCCTCACAGAAGGAGTTCCCACCGGCGGCCCTTGTTTACGTCGCAACTTTTCCCCTTGGACATGCGCCCATCGCTTGCCGCTTTTGATGAAGCTCACCATGCTGTTGCTGACTCCGAACCGAGATTCGATCACAGAGTATGACTCTGGACTGGCCATGATTTCTCGCACCTGATCCTCGGTCAATCTGGCATAGGGGCAATCCTCTCCGCGAAGATTGATCTGGTGACCGTTGCGGGCGCGATCATCGCAGTTCTGTTTGGGCGTACCCCAATACAGGTTGCCGATGGCGTTGTTGTCCTTGTTGTCGTCGCGGTGCAGCACCCATGCTTTCGGATGCGGCTTCGGAGAGCCGAACGCGAGCATCACAAGGTGATGAACAAGAACGGTCCTTTGCTTGTCGTTCACCAGCAGTTGCACCTGCCCATAGGCTGTGAGCGTGTTTTTTGTGACCTTCAGTGGAAGCCAAATGTTTCCGATCACCCACCGTACCCCTCTTTGTCCTGGCGGATTTTTCCCCTTCGATCGCACCTTACGAGTCTGCATCTGACCGGTGTCGGATACGCGATAGCCGGCGCACGTTTCGTACCCCACGACTTCCGACAGTTCTCGCCATCTTGTCATCATTGTCGTTCTCCTTTTACGGCAGGATTACGACATTTTACCGATTACTAGCCGCTAGTCAAATTAAGCGTTCAAATATTCGAGATGCTGGTAAGCGTCTGCTGCGTTAAAACCGCAATGGTCCACGTCGCCGACGAGCCGCCGCCGCTTAGGACTTGCACGGCGTACTGGCCCGTTTCCAGCTTCAGCGAGATGGTGGCCACGCCGCCACTCTGCCGGTTAATTCCGAGCGGCTGAATCGCCACCGTGTCGAAGGTCAGGCCACCGTCGAGCGAACGATAGACACTGATCTGCGGCCCGGCCGAGACGTTGGTGGGGAATCGGACCTGAATGGGGCAGACCAATTGCCACGCCTGCGTCAGATGGATGGTGAACGTGAACGAACTGCTCTGGCCGATGCCGACGCCGGCCTGGATGGTGGCCAGCCAGGTGATTACGGGAGTTGCGACGGCGATAAGGCACCTCTCTTACCTGTATCCGGCCGCGGCGACCGGCTCTTCGAGGGACATGGACGCCGGGTCGTAATCGTCCACCGTCAGCGCCTTGACATGCAGATGGTGGCACTCAACCTGCGTAGCGCACACCGTGCGGATGCCCAGCTTCTTGCAGCGCAGAAAGAAGGAGTGATCCTCACCCAGCCCCTTGATGCGCTCGAAGGGCTGCTCGCCCGTCTCGTCGCGGAGGCGCTCGAAGACCGCCCTCTTGACGAGCAGACAGCCGCCGCCGGCCGAGTCCACTTCAATGGCGGGTAGCGTGCGGTCCCAATTACCGATCTGGGACAGGCCCACCTCGGTCTGCCGGTAGGCCACGGGTGCGAACGGAGCGAAGCGCTGGAGGTACAGCCCCGTCACCACATCGGCGCCCGTCTGGTCGGCAATCCTCAGTAGGCGGGCGGCGATGTCCGGCTCGAAGGCGTGATCGGTGTCGAGCTGGAGCAACCAGTCGCCCCGCATCGACTCGGCGAGGATGTTGCGCGCCACGTCATGAACCGACACCTTGGCCCGGTCGTAATGAACGTACTCACCGGATCCGCACAGGTACTCGTGGTTCCAGGCAATGAGTTGCGTCCACGAATGCACGAACTCCTCAAGGAGCGCGGGGATGCCGCCCAGGTACGCGATGGTGCCGACGCATTTGTTCATGAGCAACATGCCGGCTCCATTTCGCACAGCGACCGCGTTGCCCCCCTGTCCCGCTCATCGTCTTCCTGCGCCCAGCCCTCCCATTGATCCACCACCCGCTCCCAATCGAAGCGCTGCCGGGCGTAGGGCATCATCTCCGACCGGATGCTCTCTTGCAGCGACACGTCGCGTGTCAGGCGCAGGATCTCGCCGACATAGCGGGCACGACACAACGGGTCGTTGACCGGATCTCCCTGGAGAAATACACCGTGGCGGACATTGTCGGCCAGCGCCCACAGCGGCACGGTAATCGGGATAGCGCCGAGTGCCTGCGCCTCCATGCAGGAAATGCAACTCGTCTCCGTGAACGTGGTCGGGTAGACCCACAGGCCGGCGGACAGGAACTCGCGGTAGAGTTGCTCCTGCGGCATCCGGCCCAGCCACGTCACGCCGGGCTGGTCCATCCACTTCTCGCACTCGGCCCGGACCTGCTTCCAGTGCTTGCCCTCGCAGCGGTCAATGTTGTTGAAGCCGTAGGCGGCCGACAGCGTCAGTCGCGGCTCCCACTCGCGGGCACGCTTGAAGATTTTCAGGAGTGGCACAAGGCCGCGGTCGGGCGAGGACGTGAAGACGAGCTTGTAGGGATCGCGGACGATGCCCTCTCGCCGGGTGATTCTCGGATAGCAGCCTCCGTTGCCATCGGCCATCATGACCCTGATCGAGTCAGGCCGACCGCAGTCCAAGCAGCCGCTTTCAGAAATGGCGGCACCATCGCGACAGCTTGGGCACGAATAGCCGCAGATATCGAGGATCAGGTCGCCGCGAATACCGTTGCTCGACAGAAATAGCTTGCCCTTCAGTTCCGGCGACTTCTCTAGCAGCCACTTCTCATGAGCCGTGCAGAGCGGCAAGCATCTATCCAGTTTCGCCGACCGTTCGGGCGTCAGGCCGTCGCTCAGTTGTGGCGGGTAAAACACGTCCTGACACACAAGCCAGGTCGTCTGTCCCAGATGCTCTTCCGCGAACTCATCTAACGCCGACGGGCAGCGATGCAAAATCCACAGACCGGGCTGCGTGAAATCGGCGTCGCGAACGTGCCGCCAGCGGGCCTTGCCGTCGAACTCAGGGCAGCCGTCGGCGAGCGGCGCGTACACCGTCACCTCGTGACCGCGCTCGGCGAGACGGCGCGCCGTCTCGCCGACGGCCGTCTCCGAGCCACCGATACCGGTCGTGTCCGGCGTGCGGAAGTCCCACGGCTCGAAATGCAGCGGGGCGTAGTGGAAGATGCGCAAGTGCGGCCCTCTCCGGGGATGCGACCTCAATAGTCAGCCGTGTTTCCTTCGATGCCTTGCTGGTCGATGGCATCGAGTTGCGATTCCAACTCGTCGATGTGCGCGAGCAGTTCTTTGGCGATCTGGGCGCCGGCGGCCTCCCAATACCCGTCACCAAACTGACAGTCCTTGCCGTTCTGCTCGACAGCGTGTCTGATTTCGGCCATACGCTCTTCCGTCATGATGCCTTACCCCGCACTGGCGGAATCGGTGGTGTGGACGCCGTCGGTGGCGCTGACGGTGACTACCTGGGGATCGCGGCCCGGCTCGCTGGTCTTCGGTTCGTGCCGGCACACCTCAGCCCGCGTCAGGCCCAGCTCGGCGAGACGTTCATCCGTGGCGTCGGCGAGGACTTCCCAATTCTCGAAGATCAGCACCTTCTTCAGACCGTGCGGTAGGTTGAAGGTGCGCCCGCCCTTGGAGGGATGCTTCTCCAGCGTCTCGCGCGGAATGCCGGCCAGTGCCTTGGCGTGGGCCTGAGCGTGCGGGTGGCGCAGCGTGTCGTCCATGCCGATGGCGGCGGCGATGCCGTGACCGCAGACGCGGCAGGCGTGCGGATGCGAACTCTCGCCAGCGTGTTCGGCCTCGTGCAAATGGCCGCAGTGCCGGCAGCGAAAGGCGTACATGATCGAGTCCTCTCAGACGATGAAGCAACGTGTAGACAATGGGGTCAGCCTGACGGATTCACCGTCCACGTGAGTGCAAGACTGTCGCCGCTCACGACCGTGGCGTCGGCATTCAAAACTGTCTCGTATCCCATCAGATCGGCGCCGCCACTGGTGAGAGCGGCGAACAGACCGGCCTTGTGGATGGCCGTGATGGTGCCCGCGATGCTGAACGTGTTCGAGAGCGTCAGCGACGATGTCCCGAACGTGTGAGCATAGAGAGCCAGCACGCGGGCGCCGCCGTTGCTCGTCACCTCGTTGGCGAGTGTCAGATCGGACGCACTGGCAGCGCTGGCGTTCGTGCTCAGCGCCACAAATCGCAGCGCGGCCATACCACCGGGGGCGATGATGAAGCCGTCGCCGGAGGTCGGCGTCGTGCCCGTGCCATCGGCCGCAGTCCACCACTTGTCGATGGTGATGACGCTCGTGGTGTTGCTGACGATGTTCCCGTAGGTGACGGGATTGGTGGTCGTGTGCGGGGCGGCGTAGACGCGCAGACCGGCAACGCCGAGTTGCGGCGAGGCCAGGTTGGAGGCGGTCAGCGGCGTAGCGGTCGTCGTGATGGACGACGAGGATACGGCCGTGGACGGGCTGGCCGTCGTGATGCCAGTGGGGATGAAACCCCACTGCGAACTCCACCAGTCGCGGCCGATGTTCGTCAGCAGGTTGTGATTGACGCCCAGGTCTTCCCACGAGCCATCATTGCGGAAGATGGCGGCGTGAACCTCGTTGGGGCCGCAGCGCAGACGCTTCTCGATCCGGTCGCCACGGCGGATCTCCAGTCGACAGCCGTCGCCGCGACCGCGAAAGCCGGGATAGTTTTCGGTGACGACGGCCCGGACGCGCTGGTGCAGGGCTTCGAGGTGGCGCTGCCGGGCGGCCAGCAGATGACGGGACGATTTGCGGCTGGTGATCGCTTCCACGTTGCGCCTCGCTGCGTTGGAACTGACACGAGCCGACTGCCGGACAGGGCCGACGGCCGGCTCGTGGGAATAAGTTGCTGCGGCAATCAGGCCGCCGGAAGTTTGACCTCGTGCCACGAGATACCCATGAGACTCGTACCGGCAGCCGTGCCCACAACCGCATTCACGCCGAGCGTAAATCCAGCCTTGACGATGACGCCGCCGCCCATCTCGGCCACGGCACCCGAACCGATGGACGCCGAGGCGCCACCGCTCGTGCCGGCACCGACCAGTGCCCATTTGTTCGCGGTCATCGTGGTGACGGCCACGGCCCGCGTCACGGAGCCAGAATAGACCTTGCCGAGCGGACTGCTGATGAGGATGGTGGTGGCATCGGTCAGCGCTGTGACCTGCGCCACCTGATAGATAATCGTGATGTTGGCCGCAGCGGTGATCGAGGTCAGCGACGTGAACCAGATCTGGTCAATGACCAGGCATGTCGTGTCGACGTAACCGTTGTAGATCGCCAGTTCGGCGCGAGTCGTCGGCATACCGGCGACGTTCGTGAACGCGCTACCGGTGGGGATCATTGTGTACCATGTGTTCGCCAGACGGGTTAGCTCCGTCTTGGGGAGCAGGGCTGGCGAGATGCACAGATCACCGCGGGGGTTCTGGTCCACCTGCGACTGTCCGGAGGAGTACGTTTCCGGCGCGGTCTGGCGGACATTGGCGTACAGAGTCAGGTTCAGGCCCATCGAAGTATCCTCTTTCTTGACCGTCGTCGGGTTGTTCTCAGATCAGCGGCATCAATCATACGAGAGGTAGCTTAACCTCGTGCCACGACATGCCCATCAGTCCGCCAGCGGTGTCGACCGTGCCCGCCATCACGTTGAGGCCGATCGTGAAACCCGGCTTGACGATGACGTTGCCGCCCATTTCGGCGACCACGCTGGCCCCGATGGAAACGGACGCACCATTGCTGGAGCCGGTGCCGGCCACGCCCCACTTGTTCGTAACCATCGTCGTCACGGCGACGGCACGGGTCACGCTGCCACCGTAAGCCTTGCCGAGCGGACTGCTGATGAGTTGGGCCGTGTCGTTGGCCAGAGCAGCAACCGAGAGCACCTGATAGAGCAGCGTGTAGCCGCTGATGGCGCCCTGCGTGACGATGTTCTGAAACCAGATCTGGTCGATGACCATGCAGGTCGTGTCGGTGTAGCCGTTGTAAAAGGCCAGTTCAGCACGGGTGCCGGTCGATCCTGGGTAGCCGGCCACGAGATTGAACGCGCTGCCGGTGGCGATGACGCAGTACCACGAATTCCCCAGCCGCGTCAGTTCGGTCTTCGGCAGCAGCGAGGGCGCTACCAGCAAGTCGCCGCGCGGATTCTGGTCGACTTGAAACTGCCCGGAGTTGTAACTTTCCGGCGTGGTCGTGCGGACGTTGCAGTTGAGCGTCAGATTCAGGCCCATTGTCGTATCCTCATTTCTGTCTATCAGCCCGTTGCCGCGACAAGCTGGTCGAGAATCTGCGGCGTCGCTACCTCGTAACCGTTGTCGTCGTAAATCGCCATCGTCAACGGGGCGTTGGGGCCGCTGATCGAGACGAGATAATCCACGACACTGGCATCGCTGGCCGACCCATAGAGCACGTCGGCGACGTTGATGGGCAGACCGCAAACGCGGGCCTGCCAGTTGGCCGACAGCACACAGCGCCAGACACGCCGCTGCGTGCCACCATTGCGGCTGTAGGTCAGCACAATGGTTTCGTCCTGCGTGCCAGTGTTGCTCAGCACGACGTTGATCTGACGGGCGTGGTTGCCCGGTCCGGCCACAATCTGCGTGGCGGTCGCGGCCAGTTGGCCGTCGGCGATGGTCAGGTTTTTGATGTTTGGTTCAAACACGTCCTACCTCCGACCATTGGGCATGCCCGGAACCATCGTGGCGAGCGTGATGGGCGAGGCTGGCTCCTGCCTCGGCTGGCCCCGACTCATGATGCTGTGCTTGGCGAACTCCAGCAGGCCGAGCAGAGCCGTCATGGTGTCGGACTGCGGCCCCTCGATGGCGATGCCGACCTTGCCATCCGCTCGTTGCGTCAGGGTTATCTTCAGTGTCTCTTCCATCTACACTCCCGTGCCTTGATCGGGTTCACAGCCAGCCGCCCGCAGTAGGCGAAGTTCCAGAAGGATCGCCATGAGCAGCGCTGTCACCGTCGCGCCAGGCTGGCCACCGTTCAGGATCGCGTCCACGTCGGCCACAGGCTCGAACCGATTGCCGATCTCCGGGTTGACTTCTACCATGATGCCCTTCTTTCCGACTTACGCGCCCAGGGCACTGGTCGGCAAAACCTTAAATTTATTTTGAAGATAATTAGTAATTACCCCGCCGCCGGTGCCACTGGCGATCAGGGCCGAATCGCGGATCGTTTCCAGCAGGGTCGCCAGTTGCAGGTTGCACAGGAGCGTGCAGTTGTTGCTCGCCGGCGTCCACCCCTCGTGGAAGTAGATCGGGTCGTCGACGTCGTTGCCTTTGGGCAAGTAGAACGTCCGCAGCCGGTTGAACATGCCCAGGATGATCGTGGTCAGTTCCGGCAGCGTCGGCGTGTCGGTGATCGTGTCGAGGACCGCCGTGAACCAGGCCGCGCAGGTCACACCGAAGCGAGTATCGGCCCAGTAGCGATACTCGCGCTGCTCCATCGCCTGCGGGCTGATATTGTCCTGCAAGTTCTTCAGCGGTTCGCGGTTCTGAAAGAGGACGGGCTTGGCCGGTCCTTCGGTGATGACGGCAATGATCTTGTGCGTGACGCCGTCGTTGCTGGCGTTGTTGTCGGTCATCAGGTTGTTGCCCGTGCCGACCGTGTGCGACGAGGCGAACATCGACGTGCCGTCAAAGCAGGTGGTCGAAGATCCACCGGCCAGCGTCGCCAGCACCTTGTACTTGATGTCCTTTTGCGCACCCTTGGGCAGCGCGGCGATGGCCTTCAGGTGGCCGCCGACCTGATCGTCGTCGAGTGTTTCCTTTTGCACGACGATGGGACCAGCGCGATAGGTGACGTTGGCCACCTGCCACTTGTCAGCCGCCAACTGCACGGCGGGCGAGTCTCGCCGGAACACCCGCAGACGAGGAATGTTCGTCATGTACGGGTAGGTTTCGACGGCGGACGTCGAGGGATACTCGTCTACCAGTTCGTCGATGTCCGCCGGGATCGGCCGGGCGTAGGCTTCGAGGAGCTGGTTCTGGAACTCCTGCTTCGCCATCGGCGTGAATGCACTGACGTCAATGCCCATTGTCTCTCTCCGGTGTTAGGCGTCTCGGGCCTTGGTGGGCCTTGAGGTCGCGTTCACTTCTTCTTGGCGGGCGCAGGCGCCGGGGCGTCCTTCGGCTCTTCCGTCGGGGCGAGGCGCTGTTCCAGTTCGGCGACGCGGGCGGCCAGTTCGCCGTTGCGCCGCACAGAGGCGGCCAGTTGCTCCTCGGCGTTGGCACGGGTCGCCAGCAGGGTTTCCAGCTCGCCGATCCGCGCGGACGCCGAGGCCATTGCCGCCTTCGCCTTGCTCATCTCGGCTTCGTGCCCGGTCGGTGGAACCGCGACGGAGGCGTCAACGCCTTCAATCTCCAGCGTGCCGGTGTTGGCGCGGTTCGCGTAATGCGCCCGGATGTCCGCCATCATCTCCGCGGTGAAGGCGCCGGCTTTGGCAACGTCCTTCGTCCAGCCGGTGACGTTGCCCTCCGGGGCGGCACTGGCGGCGTAGGCGACGGCGGCCGGCATCTGCGGCGACAGGGTGCCGTCCGGCATGCGTTCCTGCGGCGGCCTCTTCAGTCTCTTGATGCGGAACATCACGGTGCCTCTGGTTGCTCGTTCGCTGCATTCACCGATTAGCCAAGCGTGACGTTGGTCTTGCGATCTACCAGCCACTTGCCGCCGTAGGCGCGGATGGTGATGTTGTCGCCGATGGCCCCGCCGAACGTGCCGACGTCCGTGCCGGCGCCGCCATTGTTGAAGCCGCTCCCCGCCGCGTTCGACAGGCTGTGCGTCTGGGCCGTGGTCGAGATGAACGACATCGTCATGCCGTCGTGAACGCCGGTGGTCGGGTCGGCAATGGTCAGGGCGGCGGCGCTGGACTTCGTGATGAAGACCGTGCTGGCCTTGATGAGCACCGCGCCGGAGTTGGCCGCAACCTGAATCTGGTCGCCGTTGGGCGCGTCGTAGATCGGACGCACCCGACAGTAGCCGGCCACGGGCGAGGCGGCACTCGCGGCATACACCAAATCGGCAACGACACCGATCAGGTTGGCGTAGGTCGTGGCACTTGGGTCGAGCGTGCCGGTCTGGTCGTCCACGGCATAGACGCGCCGGCCGATGTCCGTGATGGCGATGCTGGCAACGGCCAGTTCGATGAGCTTCGGTTGCTTCACGTCCAGATCGAGCGTGCCGTCCCCCGCCGTGCCGCTCGCGGCCCCGTTGTTCGGAAGTTTCGGGTTGCCATCCTTTTCGAGAATGATCCCGAAGAACTTCAGCGACGCCGTGTCGTCGAACTTGGCGAGATAGCCCGCGTTCAACCCGACCATGGCGCCGGCGTAGAGCTGAAGCGGCGAGGACAGCGTCCCGTAGGAGTGAGTCGTGTTCTCGTTGACGACGGAAACGCTTGCTCGTGCGACCCGTGCGGTTGCGTTGGCCACGGCTATTTCTCCAGATGGTTCAGGGGCGGGTTACGGGTCGTAACATCGTGGTTGCTTGGTTCTGCGGCTCAGGCAGCGGGCACGCCGTACTGAGCAGCCGTCAGGCTCGGATGCTTCTTGCGCAGTTCGGAGAACTTCTCAACGACCTGCTCGGGAGTCTTGCCGGCCTTGGCGTAGGCGTCGCGGTTGGCCTCGGCATGACTGCGAACGCGCTCGGCCTCATCGTCCGCCACGGTCGCACCCGTCTTCGGGTCGCGGAACTTCTCGCCGATTTTGAACGGCTGGCCACCGCTGATGCGCCGCATTGCGATGTCGAGTTGGGTCGCGGCGATCTCCTTGCCACCCTCCTTGAACTTCCTGACCTTGGTCAGATCGTCGCCGTCGTCAAGACTCATGAGATGGTCGATGACGTTGGCCGGGTTGTCGGCGAGCAGGTCGCGCGGCAGGACGTGAACCTCGCCGCGAGCGTTGGGCTTGGCCATCGCCTCGCAGAAGGCCGTGACCTTCTGGCGCTTGGCGGATTCCCGTTGCGATTTGGCCGAGTCC